ACCTAAACCAATTGATCCATATGGTGTAGCTAAGTATGCTTGTGAAATGGATATTCAAATAGCTAATGAACAACATGGTTTAGATTATTGTATTATTCGTCCTCATAATGTTTATGGTGCTAAACAAAATATTTGGGACAAATATAGAAATGTACTTGGTATTTGGATGTATCAATATATGAATGATGAACCAATGACTATATTTGGTGATGGTTTTCAAACAAGAGCATTTAGCTACATAGATGATATTATTAAACCACTATGGAACTCAGCTGTATTACCTGAAGCATCTAAAGAAATTATTAATTTAGGAGGAATCCAATCATATAACATTAGAGAGGCAAATGCTATTTTAAGAAATGTTATAGGCGGTGGTGAAGTAGTGGCTAAAGAAGCAAGACATGAAGTTAAACATTCTATCCCAACTTATCAAAAATCAGTTGATATTTTAGGATTTGAACATACTACTAATCTACATGATGGTTTAGTTGAAATGTGGGAATGGGCTCAAAAACAACCTAAACGAGACCGTTTTAAATGGCCTAGTTATGAATTAGATAATGGTATTTATAAATTTTGGAAATAATGAATTTAGCATTTGAAACTGAAGGCGGTAAATTAAATTTTATAGGATGTGATGATATTAATCAATCTAATATAAAAAGATTTGGTGTACCTCCATTACTTGGAAGTATGCTTAGTACTTTAACTTATGTAAAAGGAGAAGAATTACATGCTGGGTATTATGGATTTAAAATATTTTTTCCTAAAGATACACCAAATCACTATATAATATCTACTGGAGTAAATCACCATCCTGCTGAATGGGCTGGTGGAGAATTTTCTGATAATCCATTTAATAGAAAAAGTTTATTTGAATTATTAAATGACAAATATTTAAAAGATTTACAAGAAGGTAGAGCGATATTATTATTAGATTCGAGCTTTGAAGGATATCATGAACATTGGTTATGGGATTTCTTTCATAAAGAGTGTAAAAAACATAATATCCCGCCTCCCGCTGTTGTTTTTATAAGCGGAAATATGATTGTTGAAAGTGAATATAACAAATATGTTCATCAAAATAATATTACTGTTGAAAATAGAATAAAAACTATAGGATATCCTCATTTTCAAATAGATGTTTTATTAAACGCTGTTAATAGAGTTAATTTATATGAACAACCAAGATTACCTAATTTTAATGATCATATAGAATACAAAACAACTAATCCAAACAAAATTAAAACATATGCCTGTTTAAATAAACGCACAAGACCTCACAGAATATGGTTCCATTCATATTTGTATCATGCTAATTTACTAGATAAAGGATTGGTAAGTATGAATGATTATAATTATTTTGATCAAAATGAATGGGAAGGAAAATTAATACAATCTGGAGAATGGTTTGATCCTCCTAAAAAATTATTACCTACTTTAGTATATGATACGCCTAATAACACATTAGGAGATCCTTACTATATTACTCGTTACAATGATCAGGTATGTTTAGATACTTGGGTTAGCGTTATTCCTGAGGCGGCATATGGTGATAGTGAAGGTACTTTATTTTTAAGTGAAAAAATATTTAAACCTATTGTTTGTCATCATCCTTTTATAGTTATGGGGAACAAGGGCAGCTTAGCAAAACTAAGAGAATTAGGTTATAAAACATTTGATGGTTTTATTGATGAATCTTACGATAACTTATCTACATGGGAACGCTTTGAGGCTATTATAGAAACTATTAAAAAAGTAGATGCTATAAAAGATAAAATAGAATGGTATAAATCAATACAAGACATAATTGAACATAATTATGAAGTTATAAGAAAAAATGTATTGACTAATAGACCTCTAGCTTTTACTGAACTACAAAAATACTACTCTAGATACTTTAAAATATTAATATAATGTATAAGTGGCAATATGAAAAAGCTAATATTACAGAGGATTCAAAAATAATTATAGCTTTAGGAGATAGCTTCACTCAAGGACAAGGAGCTTGTAAAACAACTATTTGGGATAGATACAATTGGGATTTAAAAGTAATGCAAACCCAAGTTGATAGTAAAATTTTACATCATGAATATGAAGGAGCATGGGTTAATCAATTATGTAAAAACCATATGCCTGATTGGACTCCTATTAATTTAGGACTCAGAGGTTGTGGTAATAGAGCAACTGTTAAAGAATTATATCTTCATCCTAATTTAGGAATAGAAAAAGCTAAAGAAAAAATTGTTATATTTTTAGCAACCGGATTAGAACGATTTGATTTTATAAACAATAGTTTTGGTGATCATCATCATTTTTTTGCAATGTGGCCTAATCCATGGGATCCAACAGCAACTGATAGAAAATTATGGGAAGCATATGCTGAAAATGTATATAGTAATAAATTTGCTTGTATAGAATTCTTATTAAATGTGGCTGAAGTTAAAACATGGTGCAAAGCAAATAATGCTAAATTTATGCTATGTAGTGCCTTTGATAATAGAATAAATAAAAAATTCTTTGAAGAACACGTTCCTCCTTATAATAGAGATTTTGCTGGATTATCTGATATTATAGATTGGGATGCTTTAGTTAAATTTGATGAGCAAAGTATAGCAACTGATATGCTTATGAATTTAGAAGGTAAATTAGATATGGGACAAGGCGCTTTTTATAGTTGGGCTAGAGAATATGAAAGAGGAACACCTAAAGGATATTTTACGCCTTGTTCTCATCCTTCATATAAAGGACATGGTGAAATAGCAAGATGTTTTTATGAATATATTAATAATAGTTTTAAAAATAAATAATGGTAGATTATAGTAAATTAGTTTATTTTCCTTGGTACTTTGATAAAAAGAATCTATTGCCTTTAAATACAACAGGAGTAAAAGAAACTGATTTCTACCCAGCTGACAATGAATATACTTTTAAAAATTCATTAGCAAAAATGCCTGATGATTGGCATTATAAAACAAAAAAAGTTAGATATAAATTAAATTCTTTAGGATATAGAGCACCTGAATTTAATACTATAGATTGGAAAAATGCTATAGTTTTATTTGGTTGTTCTTGTACATTTGGAATTGGAGTAGATGAAAGTGAAACTGTATCTCATTATTTAAGTAATATAACAGGTCGCCCAGTAGTTAATTTAGGATGGCCTGGAGGATCAAATGAAATGATGATGTATAATTCATTATTATTAAAACAAAACTACGAAACACCATATGCTGTAGTTTGCTTATGGTCAACCACAGATAGATTTATTATGTTTTCTGATTTCCAACCATATAATGTTGGTCCATGGAATGAAGTTGAAAATCAATCTAAAGTAAAATATAAAGATTATCGTACTGACGTTTATACAAAAGCTTTTGAAAGTATAAATTTCTTTTCTGAAAATGAAGGTATACGTAATTATATGACAGCAGAATTAACTAAAGAAATTTGGAAAAATAGTACAATATACGTAAGTAGTTCATTTTTTAGTTATAAAGATATATTAAATCTTGATTTAACATTTAGTATAGATAATGAAGCAAGAGACTTAGTACACCCGGGTAGAAAATCTAATCAAGAAGCAGCAGAAAAAATAGCCAACTTTATCAATGAAAAAAGTAATATGTAGTTTAGAAGAACACGACAGTATTCTTAACTTTAATAGACCTAATGGGTCATCCAAAACATGGTACCTTAAAGAAAAAGGTGCTATTGAATATCCTATGATGTGGGGTGATTGGAATATATTTAATGATCCTGAAAAGAAAACAAATTTAATTCAAGGTGAACAAGTAAAAAATGTAGTATGTCCCCTTTATACTAATCCAATAATGGAATATAGAGATGTAACAAAATTAGGTGAATCACCTCATCTTTATATTATAAATGCATTTCGTCCTTCATTTTTTGAAGACAATAAAGATATTGGGTTTGATTGTGTACACCCACAATATATACTTGATATTAAAAATGGCAAATGCAAAATAATAATTTGTTGCTACAACGAAGGATACTCAGGAATGCCTGGCAATTTTGATTTTGAAATAATAGAAAGTTGGAGAATAAAAGCAGGATTACCTCCATATTCAGTATGTTATGTAACAGCTAATTTATTAGGTAAGCAAATTGTTCAAGATAGAGGATTATTATTAGAAGTAGAGACTATAGGTACGTTTGAACCGTGTGTATTTTTCAATTATATGGATGAAAAAATAATTGATTTTAAACCAATAGATGATAAATATCTTTATTTATCTTACAATAGACAACCACGTTTTCAACGTCAACGTTTTATTCAAGAATTGTTAAAATCAAATTTAATATATAAAGGTTTAATAAGTATTGGACAAGTTAAAATTGGTAATGTGTGTCCTGAATTAGAAGAAGAAACTAAAGATTTTTTATTAAATAAAACTCCACTTTCATTAGGGTATAATTTAATACCCAACTTAGCATGTAATATTCACGCTTCTGATTTTGAACAAACGTTTATTTCTGTAGTTACTGAAACATTGACGTGTTCTGGTACATTATTTTTATCTGAAAAAACATGGAAACCTTTGTTAGTTGGTCATCCTTTTCTTACCTTTGGCAATAAAGGTACATTAAATTATTTAAGAAATATAGGATTTATAACATTTGATAAGTGGATAGATGAAAGTTATGATGAATTAGATAATGAAGATGATCGATATAAAGCTGTAGTTGCTGAGTTAAATAAATTTAGCTCTAAATCTATAGATGAATTAACACAAATTAGAAAAGAAATGGAACCCATATTAAATCATAACCAAGTTCTATTTAGAACAATGTTTAGAGAAAGATATGATTGGAGTAATAACAGTTTATTATTATTAAATTTCTTTCAAAAAATATGGAATAGCATAAATCAATAATATGAAAAGAAGAATATTTACATTTGGATGTAGCTTTACAGAGTATACATGGCCAACATGGGCTGACCAAATATTGTATAAAAATGAAGGTGTTAACTACGGGATATGTGGCGGTGGATATGAAAATATAATGAACTGCCTAGTTCAATGTGATTTTGATTACAAATTAACCCCAGACGATGTTGTTGTTGTAGTTTACCCTAATTTATTAAGATGGGATTGTGCTATATATCCTAAAACAAAGGGTTTTGGTAATGCTATTACTTCGCCTTGGATTGATCATAAAGATGATTTATGGAATATAGAGGGTATGGTATATAAAAATTTAAATATCATGGTTATGGTAGATACATTTTTAAAATCTAAAGGCGTTATTTACAGATACAGCAGTATTACCAAAATATTTACCTACTTAGAAAACTACTTTAACGATGATTATCAGGTAAATGGTGATGTTTTAGAACATTTAAATACAGTTAAAAATAGTTTACCATTCTTACAAGATTTTTATACATATCTTTATGATGATCATGATACTGATAATAGATGGGATTGTACTAAAAACTGGAGCAACGGTAGAGGAGAATATCACCCAAGACCAGAAGGTCATTATAGATGGTTAATGAATGTATTGATGCCTACCTTAGATGCAAGTATTAATATTAATGAATACGATATAAAAGAAATAGAAGATTATTTAGATGATAATGATGATTTCAATGCTGTTGAGGATTATTTTTCTAAATCTGAATACGAACAAAATAGAAAAGACTGGTATAAACTGCATAAAAAGAATTAATGAAAATAGTACATACTTTTGTAAGGCAAGGAATGGGGTATTATCCTGAATATAGAGAATTAATGGATACTTGGAGGTTAAAAGGGATGATATTAAGTTGCATTTTAGCTAGAAAACATTATGATGAAGTAGAGCTATGGACTAGTAAAGAAATAGCAGAATTAATTCAAAAATTAGGATTACCTTATACTAAAATTAATGTACATGGAAAAGAAGCAATAAGTAATGCTGTATTATTTGGTTTACCTAAATTATATACTTTTTTAGAACAAACTGAACCTTTTGTTCATATTGATGTAGATACATTTTTATTTGATAGACTAAATGAATCTAGATTAACTGATATTACTTTCTGCCATCAGGATGTAGTAATAAATAAATTAAGTTCTATTAAAACATACTATGAAATTTATGTTGAATCTCTTTTAGAAAACCAAGATAAATTACCAGAGTGGTATGGATCAAATATTGATATTAATGAAATACCAAATATGAATCTTGTAGCTATAAAAAGCATAAATGAATTTAAAGAAGCAGTACAATTAATTTTAAGTATATATCTTCAAAATAAAGAACATTGGGATAAATTAACATATAATGGTTCTATGATTATGGAACAATTAGGAACAGGAACCTGTCTTAAACATTTAAATCATAGATTTGATTATTATTTTGATAATCACATACCTAATATGTCTATTAAAAATAATTTTATGGCTTTTTTTAATCCTTATACTAAAAAGCAACAATTATTCAATACTGATACTCAAATGAATGAAATTGATAATTTTAATTATGACGGGTATCTACATACTAGCGGATATTGGCTAAGTAATCCCCTTACTCAAAAGATAATAGAGAGTAGGATAGTCAAAGAAGGATACGGAGATTTATTGTCATTAGTAGATTCGGCAAACGTATACAAAAATTATTTAAAATATATATAAAATGAAAGTAGGTTTCATTGGAATTGGTAAATTAGGTAAAGATGCTGCGGAAGTTATGCATGACGCAGGACATGATGTTTTGGGATATGATATTAAACCAATACTTGATTGTAGAATTTATCAAACAACATCATTAAAAGATGTTTGTAAAGATAGAGAGATAATATTCATAGCTGTACCAACTCCACATCACCCTGATTATGATGGAAGTCAACCAACTTCACATTTGGAACCAAAAGATTTTGATTATTCAATTGTTAAGAGTGTATTAAAGGAAATAAATCAATATACCACTAAAGAACAACTAGTTGTTTTAATATCGACTGTTTTACCAGGTACAACAAGACGTGAATTTATTCCATTAGTTGAAAATTATCGTTTTATTTATAATCCATATCTTATTGCTATGGGTACTGTTAAAAGTGATATGGTTAATCCCGAAATGTTAATTATTGGTACGGAAGATGGTACTGAAACAGGGGACGCTAAATTATTAACTGATTTTTATCAAACATTTATAAAACCAAATACAAGGTGTGAAATAGGAACTTGGGATGATGCTGAAGCGATTAAAATATTTTATAATACTTTTATATCTGCTAAAATATCATTAGTTAATATGATTATGGATGTTGCAGAAAGAAATGGTAATATGAATACCGATGTTGTTACGGGTGCTTTAGAAAGGAGTACATATAGAATCATGGGGCCAGCATATATGAAAGCAGGTATGGGTGATGGAGGAGCTTGTCATCCGAGAGATAATATTGCATTAAGATATATGTCAAAAGAATATGGTCTAACATATGATTTATTTGATTCTATAATGAAATCAAGAGAAGAACAAGCTAAAAATATTGCTACAAAATTATTGGAATTATACGATGAAAATGATTTACCTATTGTAATTTTAGGTGAGAGTTATAAACCAGGTGTTCCATATGTAGATGGTTCATATACTAAATTAATTGCTCATTACTTAGATTATCCATGGTTATACTATGACCAAATTATTGAACCAGCGATTTATTTATTAGGACATAGAGGTGTTTACAATGAAACTGTTTTTCCTGAAGGAAGTATTGTGTTAGACCCTTGGAGAGAAAGATTTAAAAAAGATACAATTTATTACGGAAACAATAACCCACAATGCATATACTAGGAATATCAGCATATTATCATGATTCAGCTGCTTGCTTATTTAAAGATGGCAAGTTGGTGTATGCATGTGAAGAAGAAAAATTTACAGGAATTAAACACGATTCATCGTTTCCTGTTAACGCAATAAAGTATATTTTTGATCATCTTGTAGATAAAGTAGATATTGTATGTTATTATGAAAAACCTTCTTTAAAATTAAAACGAGCATTTAAACATAACATTAAATCAGTACCTCGCATATTGTGGACTAATATTAAATTATGGTTTCAATTAAGGAAGTTAGGCGCTGAAATACGTTATTCAAATCACCATAACTCTCATTTAGCATATGCCTATTATACTTCACCATTTGATGAAGCTACTGTAATCAGTATAGATGGTGTTGGTGAAGAAGAAACAATATGTATTGCTAAAGCCGATTATGGTCGTATAAAAAAAATTAAAACAACAAAATATCCTCATTCATTAGGATTATTTTATTCTGCTATAACAGCATATTTAGGATTTAAACCAAATGAAGGTGAATACAAAGTAATGGGTTTAGCATCATATGGAGATCCTTCAGTGTATGCTGGTGCTTTTCATAAATTAATTAATCATAGAGATGGTATTAAAATAAACATGAAATATTTTACTTGGAATAAAAGTAACAAAACCATGTTTAATCATCATCTACTAGAAGTACTAGGTGATAATAGGCTACCAGATGAACCAATAACTCAACGCCATAAAGACATTGCTGCTGCTTTACAACAAACATATGAGCGATTATTTTTCTATTTATTAAACCAACATCCGGGTGAAAATTTATGTTTAGGTGGGGGCTGTGCTTATAATGGAACAGCAAATGGAAAAATTAAAGATAATACCTCATACAAAAATATTTACATACCACAAGCCCCCTCTGATGCAGGATCAGCAATTGGTGCTTGTTTAGATTATATAAGATATCATCGTGAAATAGATTTATTTGTAGGTCCTGAATATACCATAGATATACCTAATTCTCAACCATTAAATTTAGAAATAATTGCTAAAGAGTTAAATAATGGAAAGGTAGTAGGTTGGTATGAAGGTAAAATTGAATTTGGCGCTCGCGCGTTAGGGCATAGAAGTATATTAGCTAACCCTACATTACCTGGTATGCAAGACCGCATCAATAAACTCATTAAAAAACGCGAAATGTTCAGGCCTTTTGCTCCAATGGTAATTTATAATGAACAAAATAAGTATTTTGATTCCGTTGATTATGTGCCTTATATGAATCAAGTAGTTAAAGTTAGAGAGGAATATAGAGATAAACTAACTGCTGTAACGCACATTGATGGGACAGCCCGTATTCAATCTATAAAATATGAAGACAATAATAAAATGTATATATTGTTAAATATTTTTAGAATGCATAGTGGATTTCCTATCTTACTTAACACATCGTTTAATATTAAAGATAAAACAATGGTGTTAACTCCTGAAGATGCATTACTAACATTTTACGAAACTGATATAGATATACTAGTTATTAACAATCAAATGATATTTAAAAATGATAAAACTAATTAAGCGTTTAATTGACAAATGGACATATAAACGCAAATTGAAAAAACGTATGGAGGAATTAAAGAAACACGACCCATTCACTTACAGACATTAAAATGGTTGATTTAAAAAAATATGTTTGTACTGTTCCTTTCATTTCATTACAACTTCACCAACAAGGACCTTTTTTGTGTTGTGAAGGTTGGTTAAAAAATCACATTCCTAAAGAAACTCCATTAGAAGAAATTTGGAATAGTAAAGAAGCCATTGAAGTTAGAAAATCAATGATGGATGGCTCATACCGTTACTGTGACAAGAACGGCTGCCCCTATCTTTCTCAACTAATAAATGTTGGTGAAAGTGGAAATATTGGATATTTTACTAAAGTAGAAAATCTTCCATCTAAAATTAAAAAATTATATGATAACAATTCGGGATACATGGAGGAATTTCCTGAAATATTCCAATACTCATATGATAAAACCTGCAACTATAAATGCCCAACTTGCAGAACTGATTTTATAATAGAAAATTCAGACAAAATAAAGGAAATTCAAAAATTAACAGAAGATATTGAAATATTATTCGCAAATGAATTAAGAATGCTTTATCTATCTGGCTCAGCAGATCCATTTGCTTCAGTAACATATAGAAATTTTTTAAGAAACTTTGATGCTAAAAAATATCCTAAATTAGAATCCATACATTTACATACTAATGCAGGGTTATGGAATAAAAAAATGTGGGATAGTATGAAAAATATTCACAAATATGTTACTACTTGTGAAATTAGTATAGACGCTGCTACGAAATACACATATGAAAATATTACAAGATTAGGGGGTAATTGGGATACTTTTATTGATAATTTGAAATTTATTAATTCAATAAAAAAAATAAAATATGTAAAAACATCATTTGTTGTTCAATCTGAAAATTATACTGAAATGAAACCATTTGTTGATTTAATGAAATCTATATTTGGAAAAAAAGTTGAAATATTTTTTGGTAGATTAGATAACTGGGGAACGTTTGATGAATCAATGTATAAACTTAAAAATGTATGTGATGTTAATCATCCGGAGCATGGTTTATTTAAAAAAGAATTAGATAAAGTATGGAAAGATCCACAGGTATTTAGTAATATACATGAATATATAGACATTAAAAAGACAATATTCTAATGGTTGGAATAAGTTTACTAGCATATGGTGATGAACACATTAGTGAAGCAATTTATTTAATTGATAAACTAGAAAAATACAAATTATTAAATAAAGAAAAAACAATATTTTAAATAAAGCATATGTACTTTAAAGAACCACTTTTACCTACTGATAAAGATAATTTATTTTATCTAGCACCTATTCCTGTTTATATGAAAATGTTTGATGATGATATTTCTGATCAAGCATTTGATCTAGGATTAGAAGTATTAAGTGAAAAACAAAAATTAATGGGTCAAGAATTACCTGATCAATATGATGAGGAAAGACAATCTACTTATAATGTAAATTATAATAAAAGAAATATGTGGGTTGAAAAAACGGAATATAATCCAATAGGAAGTAGATTTTTTACTCCTCCAAATCGATTTATAGAAAGAACAGAGGATTGTGTTAAGGTAATTAAACAAAGATGTATAAATGGCTTTAATGAATTACTAGATGGAATAGGACTAGAACATAACTACAAACCAAATATTTCAGAAAGCTGGATCCAATATTACAATGCAACTTCAGGTAGAGGTCATAACCAACATAATCATTGTGATTGGAATGCAATAGGAGCAGAACCACTGTCGTTTGTTGGTGGATACTATTTGAATGATGGCGAACCAATAAATGATCACCCTTATAGTGGAGCGTTATGTTTTCATATAAGAGGAATGTCTTATTTTATTAAGCCTAAAAAAGGAATGTTATTAATTTGGCCTTATGATATTATCCACTCAGTAAAACCTTTTTATGGTAAGAGTGATAGATGTGTTATTAATTTTAATATTAGTGGTTTTCCAAAAGCTACAAAGTTAGTATAATGAAATTAATATGGACATACAATGATTCTCCTGTTAGTTTAGAAAACGATGATTATAGAAAAATAATTAGAATTAATTTAGCTATTCAATCAATTAAAGCAGCAAAGGGATTAGGTTATTTTACTTCAATGTACTGTAATAAAGAATCTGCAAATTATTTTATAAAATTTGTAGATGAAATAAACATATTAGAACAATATGATACTCCTTTTTGGGATTGTTTTAAAATTGATGTATTAGAAAAAGAAACTGGGGAATTTTGCTTAATAGATGGTGACATTATTCTACACAACAGATTACCTGAGTTTACAGAAGATTTAGTAATTGATTCTTTTGAAAGAAGAACTTGTAAACGATATTACGACTTATTTGATATCATAGATACACTGAATATAAAAAAATATGTTAAAGATTGGGTAAACGATAAAAAACTTTTAATTATAAATCATGGAATCATGTATTTTAAAAATGAAAGTTTTAAACAAATATATTTGGAAAATTGGAAAAATTATGGTATCTTTGTAACTAATAATAAAGACAATATTGATGACATGGTTTACGCAAGTTTAACAAGTCAATATATATTAAGTATTTTAGTAAAAAAATATAGTATAAATGTTAAAGCATTATCACATTCAATACTAGAAAAAAATGATTACTATATACATTATGCGGGTGACAATAAATTTACAAATCCAATAGTACCAACTAACTACATAATTTCAGATAGTAAAGTATTAATATGAGGTTAATTTGGACATATGATAGTAAAGGATTTTTACATGATTCTCATAAAGATAGAAGAACTATTTTATTGAATTATTACATGCATTCTATAGAAACTGCAAAAAAATTTGGTTACTATACTATAATGTATTGCGACTTAGTTCATATGGATTTATTTAAAAACTTAGTTGATGAAATACACATATTGGAAAATTATGAAAATTCACCACTATGGGACAGTTTTAAGTTTAAAGCATTAGAAGATCAAGAAGATGATAATTATTGCTTAATTGATGGTGATGTTATTCTACATGCCAAACTACCTGAATTGGATACTGATGTTATTTTTGATTCATGGGAAGTATTAAATTGGAAAAGAGAATATAAAAACACAATAGATAAATTAACAAAATTAAACATAGCGGATCATATAAAAGAATGGAATTATAAACAAATACCCATAATGTGTTGTGGTATTTTAAATATAAAAACAAAAATAAATAGGTTAATTTATATCAATAATTGGAAAGTATTTAACAATTTTGTAAAAGAAAATATTGAACAAATAGACACAGACTATGCAACCGCAGTGGGAGCACAATATTTACTAACTTTAATAACTAAATACAATAATTTTACTTATAAAAACTTATGTGAGCAATTTGGTGAGAATGGTAATTACTACAAACACCACGCAGGTATCATAAAATACAAAGCACCCATTGTTCCTACTGATCGTTTAATAGGTAAAATGCAAAAAAAAGATATATTTTAAATATTTATAAAAAATAAACTCATGAAAGGAACATTTTTCTCGGCGGACTTTGCAACGGATAAAGACGAAAACTTAAGACTAATAGAAATAAATACAGATACGGGCATGGTTGCTTCTCAAACAACATCGTTTGACTGGAGTGATTTTATTAATGTATTAAGTGGCTCAAATTTAACACAAGTAGATGTAGTTTATAAAACAGAATTACAACAAGTTATAATAGACAATTTATCTCAATCGTTAGCACTAGATGCCCCTTTTGTTACAACATTTAATCCGGTTGTTGTTCCTGGAGATTCAATATTCCCTACAGCACCTGCTGAAAATGGCTCTAATTTTGTATTAAGAATGGCATATGATGAAACATCCATATTAGATTCTGAATATGCTGCTGGCACATTAAATTTATTAACATTATTTGCTGATAACAGTGATACAGGATCAATTGTTAATTTCTACCATTCTTCTTCTGTTCATGGGTATTATAACACATTAAATACATCAATCATAAATGGAGATGCGTTACCTGATATTGTTACTAAAACAATAGTAGAAAACCATTTACCACATAGTTTCTATAAAATAGGTAACTCAACATCTGCTTCAGTTGATAGATACAATAATTTTATTTCAACAGTTGCAACACAAGATTTAATTTTAGAACAATACCATTTAAATCAATCACAGATGGATGTGAATCAGATTAATAGTATTCGTTCGTTTCAAATTGTATATGGTGATAATTTAGATTTATGTTATGTTGCACAATATGAAATTCCATCTGTATTCACTTTACCTACCTCTATAAATTATGATGATACACAGATTAGTAATTTAATAGATAGTAAACATTATTATGAATACGCAAGCAATACTATTAAAAACCAAAATCACGGAGTATTAGGAGATGAATTAGTAGTAGATGTAACAGGCAGTGCAGTAGAAATACAAAATTTATCTATTGGAGATACTTATCAAAGTTGGTATATAAATGGCTTACCTGAAACTGATGATTATAATGTTTTAGATGAATATTACATTACAGGATCTTCTTTACCATCCGGATCATATTTAACAGCATCTGTTTGTGATTACTTATATAATTCACCTACTTATGCAAATGATATGACACGTATTACATTTGTAAATGGTAATGAAATTTTTATTGGTGGTGAAACTAGAATGCTAGTTTATTCAAACTCAAACAATGAAATGCACTATGTAAGAGTTGTTGATTTAGATACAACATATTCCGTATTAGGTGAAAATGGTAGTTTAAACCAAATAAGTGCAATTGATGTTGTAATATTTAATGAACCACAAAATGTGTGGGTACCAAGTATGGATCCATATGATAACTTTGTTTTAGAAAGTGGTAATTTTTTAACTTTTTATATTACACACAATTCTGGTATATCGGGTTCATGTTTTCCAAAAGGAACAAAAATATTAATGGCTGATGGTAGTTTAAAAAATATAGAAGATATTGAAATTGGTGATGAAGTTCTTTCCTTTAATGAACAAACATTAAAAATTGAAGCTAAAAAAGTAATTGGGTTAAAAGCTCCAATACATGACGATTTAGTTAAATACCATTTCTCAAATGATACAGATTTAATTTGTACTTTTGATCATCCTATTTACACAAATGGCTTAGCATTATCATCATTTATCCCAGAGTGGACAAATAATAGATATGATATTAATAAAACCGTTGTAAAAATAAAAACAGGAGATATGGTTAGATTATCAACAGGTAGCATGACTGCAATTAAAGAAATAGAAATATTAAAACCTGAAGATACTCAAACACATATTATTACAGTAGAAGATAATCATAATTTCTTTGCAAACAATATTTTAGTACACAACAAATAATTTTTATGGCAACAATAGATAAAACAATATACAAAGCAATTTCACTACAGGATTCTAAAAATAGACCTCTTACTCCATTAACGGATACACAAAAAACTAAAGTGCATCAAGTAATTACTAACTTTATAATTTATATGAAAAATAAACATTCATAAATTATGCTTTTATATAATGGAGTTATATTGACAAAAGACGACTGTGATTATCTTTTAAGTATTGATAATAATTTTAGAAAATCTTCATTAAGAGATAACTTACACGGAGTTATTAGAGATGATGTTTATAATGATAATAAAAGAAAATCAACACAATTATCTGGTCAGATATTAAAAGGGGATAGAATATATAAAAAAATAGAAGAAATAGTTAATAATACTGATTTTAAATTAACAGGTGATTATTTGTGGTATGATGTTATTAAATACAAAAAAGATGATTTTATATTTAAACATCAAGATAGAGATGAAAATAGATTTATGATCTGTGCTGTACAATTAAGTGACACGGATGACTATAGTGGTGGTGATTTCAAATATTGGATTGGTGATACTGAAAATGTTCTGAATAGAAATAAAGGTTATGGTATTTTATTTAAACCCGATATGTACCATGAAGTTACAAAAATAGAAGATGGTGAAAGACATTCTTTTATTATATTCATTCCTTTAGAGTCGTTAACTAAGAAAAAACCTTCATTATTTTAAACAAAATATGATATAAAATTTGGTTGTTTCTATTTTCTTGTATATATTTATATCAAACAACAAAAAATCAAAATCATGGGATTATTTACATTTATTAAGAATCTTTTCGCAAAAGCAGAAAACATTGAAAAGCAATTTGAATCACAAGTTGATACATTTGTGGCTGACGTTAAAAAAATAGACGCTGAAGTAAGCGCTGAAATTTCAACTGGTATTGCTAAAGTAAAAAAAGTTGAAGCTGATGCTAAAGCAACAGTAGAAAACGTTGAAGCTAAAGTTAAAAAAGCAATTAAAAAGAAGTAATTGAACAAGTTAGTAGAGATAGCTAAAGCTTGGATCATCGCGGCTAACCCCGATCCAAAACAAAAAGCATTGGCTGAAAGCCGAGCAAGCATTTGTGAGGAATGTCCTTACAATGCTTATGTTAAGCATTTAAATCTACACTACTGTGACAAATGTGGATGTCCTTTAGATAAAAAAATATTTTCACCCGCAGGCCCAAATGCATGTCCAGATGGACGTTGGGAAAACTAAAATAAAGACTATGGCAGAAAATCAAGTATTAACAGCAGAAGAATTACAGTCAATTAAAGACTTACAACAACAGTACAACAAACTTGTGTTTGATTTAGGTAGTGTTGAAGCACAACTTCAAAACAACTTATTAAACCAAAAGTTAATTGAAACTGAAAAAGCTAACACCTTATCTGATATTCAGAAATTAGGTGAAAAAGAAAAAGAATTAGTTACTACGTTACAGGAAAAATATGGTGCTGGAAACATCAACATAGAGACCGGTGAGATAACTCCTAATTAATTATAGGCTTCTGCGTTTTATATGTATCTGTAGATATTTATTGCTAGGTAATCCAAACAACAAAATAAAACAATACATATAAAATGGCAGAAGTAATTCTTTCTCCTGGTGTATTCCAGATTGAATCTGATCAAAGTATATACACAACAGCTCCTGCAGCTTTAGGCGCGGCAATTGTAGGTCCTACAGTAAAGGGCCGTCCTTTCGTACCAACGTACGTTACAACACTTAACCAATATTTATCGATTTTTGGCGATATATTTAATAGTGGTAGTTACTACTATGAATATTTAACGTCTCAAGCAGCGAAAGAATATTTTAGCAATGGTGGTCAATCATTGTTAGTTACTAGAATCATTAGTGGTTCAAGTAATGTTAGTACTTATGCTACTTCTAACATCCCTGCATTTATATCTGCATCAACATCATTTCAATTAGAAACATTGTCATGGGGTGATCAAATGAATAACAGTGGTAGTGAAGTTAGTGGTGCTTTAGCTAGCGGTTCTTCAATGAACGTACGCTGGGAAGTAACTAACGTAAATACAGGTAGCGGTACATTTGCTATTACAATACGTCGTGGTGATGATAGTAACTCTCAAAAGAACATTTTAGAAACATGGTCTAACTTAAGTTTAGATCCATTATTACCTAACTATGTTTCTCGTGTAATTGGTGATTTAAAACCAGTATATACTGCAGCAACTGCAACAAGTAATGCTTACATTACTTATGTAGGTACTTATCCAAACGCATCACAATATGTTCGCGTTTCTTCAGTTCCAACTCCAAACGTTAATTCATTAGATAACAACGGATACTTTAAAGCAAGTTTATATAGTGGTAGCTTACCAGTAATTGGTAGCGGTTCATTCTTTGGTGGTGTAGCTGATACAACTAACCAAAAATTAATGAATGAAAATATCACTTCAACTAATATTCAAGGGTTTGCACCTTCAGATTATCAAACAGCATTAGCTTTATTAACAAACAGAGACGAATATCGTTACAACGTATTATTAGCTCCAGGTGTTGGTTTAGATAACGCAGCTGCTTCAACATTAGTATCAACAGTAGAAGGTAGAGGTGATGCAATCTCAATTACAGATGCTGGTGTATTTGGTACAGCTCCAGTTACAGCAACTACAAACGCTGCTGGTTTCTCAAGTAACTACACAGCTACTTATTATCCTTGGGTTCAATTATACTCAAGTGGTTTAGGTAAAGCAGTATGGTGTCCTCCATCTACAGTAATTGGTGGTGTATTAGCATTCAACGACCAAGTAGGTGCTGAATGGTTTGCTCCAGCTGGTTTAAACAGAGGTGGTTTACCAAGTGTAGTACGTGCAGAACGTAGATTACAACAAACAGATAGAGATACATTATATAGCGCTAACGTTAACCCATTAGCTACATTCCCTGGAACAGGTGTTGTAGTTTGGGGTCAAAAGACATTACAACGTAAAGCTACAGCATTAGATAGAGTAAACGTTCGTCGTTTATTAATCGCTTTAAAATACTATATTGGAAATGTTTCTCGTACATTAGTATTCGAACAAAACACTACAGTAACTAGAAATAGCTTTTTATCTAAAGTTAATCCATACTTAGAATCAGTAGTATCTAAACAAGGTTTATATGCTTACAAAGTAGTAATGGATGATTCAAACAATACAGCTGATGTAGTAGATAGAAACCAATTAGTAGGTCAAATTTACATTCAACCAACTAAGACAGCTGAATACATAATCTTAAACTACAACATTCTTCCAACTGGTGCTACATTCCCTGCATAAGGGATTGTAGTTCCTAATATTTATTAATAGATAAAAACACACATATAAAATGCCAGTATTAAGCCCTAACGAAATCATGTTTACCGCGTTTGAACCAAAGGTTCAGAACCGTTTCATGATGTATATCGATGGTATTCCAGCATACTTAATTAAAAAGGCTAGCGCTCCTGGATTTGACGCTGGCGAAGTAGTATTAGATCATATTAACGTTTACCGTAAAATTAAAGGTAAAGTTAAGTGGAATGATATGACATTAGAATTATACGATCCAATCACTCCAAGTGGTGCTCAATCAGTAATGGAATGGGCTCGTTTGGCTCACGAATCAGTAACAGGCCGTGATGGTTATTCTGATTTTTACAAGAAAGATTTAACATTAGATATTTTAGGTCCAGTAGGTGATGTAGTAGGTGAGTGGATAGTTAAAGGTGCCTATGTTAAAACAGCTACTTTCGGTGATTACGATTGGGCTAGTGAATCATATATCGCATTAGCAGTTACAATCGCTATGGATTATTGCGTCCTCAATTTTTAGACTTAATTAAAAAAATAGCGATCCAAGTCGCATCTTTTAACCCTCTCGTATATTTATTAGTATACAAGAGGGTTTCTTTATGCTTAAAAAAGACAAAATAATACAAGACAAATATAATGGTATTCACCCAACATGCCAATGTGGGTGTGGTCAACAAACACGCTATGAACCTAATAAAAAGGATTATTGCAAGTGGATAAGTGGACACCAATCACGTGTAGCTAGTCATTTTGGTGACCCCAAATCTGAAAAACGTGTAAATGCTATTATAAGTACCCGTAAAGCTAAATTCGCCTCAGGTGAATACAACCACATATTAGATAAAGTATCACAGAACCGATCTGAAGAAACCAAACAAAAAATTAGTGAAGGAGGTACAGGCGTGTCTCGCCCTAAAGCTGATGGGTTTGGAATTGGTAGAGTACATAGCCAGGCTACTAAAGATAAAATGAGTAAAACCGCTATCAAAAATATATTAAAAGATGGTAAAAATAGACGTTCTAAATTAGAATATTTTTTTGAAGGAATATTAGTGTCTTTAAATATAGATTATACTCATTCGTATTATGTAGAAAGTATAAATAAAATATATGATTTTTACCTTCCTAAATATAATATACTGATTGAGGTAGACGGAGATTTCTGGCATTGTAATCCTCAAGAATATGATGTACCTTTATGTAAAACTCAACATATTAATATAGAAAATGATAAATTTAAGTCACAATGGGCATTAGATAACGGCTATACATTGTTGCGCTTTTGGGAAAATGATATCAACAATAATATTAAACAAGTTAAGCAAACATTACTAGAACATTGCAATTAAATATTTATAGCTATGATTAAATTATTAGATTTACTAAAAGAAGCATATATTAATAAACAAGGAAGTCTTATAAGTAATGCTGAATTTGTGGTTAAACAAACTGATTTTTTTGATTTAATGTTAATAGATTCAGAAAACATAAATATTAATGATTATGTTAATTTTCAATCAAATCAAATTAAGTGGAGTAATCAAAAAGTAGCTAATTCTATTTTTAATCAAATAATGGAATTATATAAGGGAACAGCACTTGAAAAATATAACAATACCGTTGGGTTTACCCCTTCAAAGAAAATAAATAGTGGTAATAATGTCTTTGATGCTCCAACATTAGATTTATACTTTATGAAAGGGATTGATAGAGTTGAAAATGATGTATGGAAAGAATGGTTATTATCTCCACTATATATTGAAACTCCTATTAATAAAGAAGAATATTCTTTAGAAGGCAGAACATTTCCTAGTATTCCTGGTTTTATAGATAAACCTACCACAATAGGTCCTGGTGAGAAAGCAAAAATGACCACTAACCAGAACAGTGAAGAAGGAGATATTGAAAATAAATTGATGTATCTAAACGTAACTTATATACCTTTTATTCATGTTCCAAAATATAAAAAATCTTCACCTTCATATGATATCGAAACAAAATCTAATATTGTTGATATGTTTAATGAAGTAGGATTAGACGCAATTTCCTATACAAAAAATAAATAATCCCATCAGCTTGGTTAAAAAATAATCCTTTCGTATATTTATAAATACAAACATTATAAAGTTATATGGCAGAATTAAAGTTACCAACAGAGGTTATATCGTTACCGTCAAAAGGTTTATTGTATCCTAAAGAAAGTCCATTATCATCAGGACAAGTTGAGATGAAGTATATGACAGCTAAAGAAGAAGATATTCTTACTAATGCTAACTTCATTAGAAATCAAACAGTAATAGATAAGTTATTACAATCTATGGTTATTACTAAAGTAAATTTTGATGATATTTTGGTAGGTGATAAAGATGCTATTTTAGTAGCAGCTCGTATTTTAGGTTATGGTAAAGATTACGTTGTTGAATACGGTGGTAAAGAACATACTATCGACTTAACTACATTAGCTGATAAAGAATTAGATGCATCTTTAGTAAAAGATGGTACAAATGATTTTTTATTTACTTTACCTAGAACAAATAATACAGTCACATTTAAGTTATTGACACACGGTGATGAGAAAAAAATTGAAGCTGAAATTAAAGGTTTACAAAAAGTAAATCCAAATGGTTCATATGATGTTACAACACGTTTAAAATACATTATTACTTCAATAAATGGAGATCGCGAACCAAAATCAGTACGTGAGTTTGTAGACACATTATTGTTAGCATCGGACGCTAGAGCGTTACGTGAATATTATTCTAAAATACAACCAGGTATTGATATGAAGTTTATTCCAAACGACGAAAATTATACAGGGGAGGGTATAGCGTTCACCCCAGGTATTAACTTTTTTTGGCCTGACGCTGGAGTATAGACCCCATCTATTTAAACAAATACATGAAATCGTATTTCACGGAAATGGTGGATACGATTGGGATACTGTTTATCATATGCCTTTATGGTTACGTCGAACTACATGGAATTTAATGCAAGAATATTATAAAAAACAAGAAGAAGAACGTGAAAACCAACAAAATGCATTAAAAAACAATAAGGGTAAAAAAATAGATAAACCAAATATAAACACAACACCAGATTATACAACAAAGGCACCTAGAAAATAGGTGCTTTTATATTTATATCTATGAGATTAGACTTTACTCCACGATTACAATACGACCCAACACCGGGAGTACCGACTGCGGATGACCTTAAAAACATGGAGACTTTAGCTGAAGAGCAAATTAAATTTAATGATGAATTAAATGCTACTAAAGATATCTATGATAAGATTACAGGAGCTGATAAAACCATATTAGATAATTTAGGTAAAAAAATTATAAATGTTGAGAAATTAAACATTAGATATGGTTTAGGTCAAAAAATTCTTGCTGAGGTTAATAAAAAACAAATAGATTCTGAGGTAGAGTTAAATTTATTACAAACTCAGAGAGAAAGAATATTAAAAAGAATATCAACCGCTAAAAAGGATGATGTTGTAAAGGATCTTAAAGCACAGTTAGCAAATAATTCCGCTCAACTTCAAGTTCAAAGAGCATTAGATAGCAACTTAAGATTAATTCAAGAGGCAGCTGAAGCAGAACAGAAAAAAGCAGATGAATTAAAGAGCCAAAACAGTTTAATTGATATAGCAGCTAAAAAGAGAAAAGATATTGAAGATTCAATAAGTAAATATTTTTCTTTAGCAAGTATATTTAAAATTATTATTGATGGAGCACTTAACTTTAATAAAGTATCTGTAGATATTGGTAAAAATCTAGGATATAGTGCTAGCCAAGCAGATAGAGTAGCTTCTGATTTTAAAAATTTAGCAGAAACATCAGGTGATGTATATCTTACCTTAGCTAATATAGCTGAAGCAGCTAATCAAATTAGTGAAGCAACAGGATTTGTATCTGAATACTCAGCAGATACACTGAAAACTCAAATAATGTTAACCAAACAATTTGGATTAACAGGAGATGAGGCAGCAGGTATCTACCAATATTCAGTATTAACAGGTAAAGCTGCATCTGAGGTTAACGAAGCTATGGTTAGAGCATATGTTGCTACTAGGAACCAACTTGGTGTTGGTGTTCCATTTAAAGCAACAATAGCAGCCGCAGCTAAAGTATCAGGTGAATTAGCAGCTAACTTACAAAATAATCCTGAGGCAATAGTAAGAGCAGTAACGCAAGCTAAAGCATTAGGTACATCATTAGAACAAGTAAAAGGACAAGGTGATAAATTATTAGATTTTGAATCATCAATTGAAAGTCAACTTAAAGCTCAATTGTTAACAGGTGAATCTCTTAATTTAGAAAGAGCAAGAGCAGCTGCATTAGCAGGTGATCAAATTACATTAGCAAAAGAACTTAGCAATCAAGGTATGACTCTTAGTAAGTTTGAACATATGAATGTTCTAGCTAAACGAGCATACGCTGAAGCAGTAGGATTAACATCTGATCAATTATCAGATCAACTTAAAAAACAACAATTAGCTATTCAAAGCGGTAAGTCATTAGCTCAAATTACTGAAGAAGATGCATTACAAGCAGAAAAAAGAGTAGCTGTACAAGATAAATTCAATCAAGCTGTATTAAAACTACAAGATTTCTTTGGAAATTTATTAGCAGGTCCTGTAGGAGGTTTACTAGAAGCATTAACTAATATGCTACCTATTATAGAAGATATAGGTGTAGCTTATGGTGTGTGGTGGACTATTTCTAAAGGTATTGCAATATCTCAAGCACTTTCATCTGGTAGTTTATTAGCTCAAATAAGCGGATTACCAGCATTAATAGGATTAAAAAGTACAGAAGCCGCTATTGCTACTGAAACAGCAGCCGCTACAACAGTTACTGCAGAAGCAGCAACATTTGGCGCCGCTACATTATGGATTGTAGGCGGTTTATCAGCAGTATTAGGAGCATTAGCTGGATATGGTGTTTCAAAAGCCGGTGACATGGTTAGTCCGGCAGATGGTAAAACAATGGTTTCAACTAAAGAAGGCGGATTATTTGAATTAAGTAAAAACGATGATTTGCTAGCAGGCCCTGGATTAGCCAAAGGTGGGGGTGGTGATTTATCACCGTTAGTTAGCGCTATTAACGCGGTTAAAGCGTCAGTTGATAGATTATATGCTAAAGAAGGTGTAGTTAACCTAGATGGTAAGAGGGTTGGTACATTATTAACACAAGGCTCATATAAGACAGCCTAATTCAATATTTATACAAGACAATAAAATTAACAAATATGCCAATACTTGATCAATTAACAACCAGTACTTTAAGTTTGAATGGTAATGGATTTAACCCACAACGCAACAGCGCTGCTTGGGGTTATATTGATTCTACTAAAAACCTAGACCCAGCACAAAGTAAATTACAAAATACTTACGATGTTAACAGCATGCCTAATGTAAATCTTAAAGATTTTAACAAAAATGGTAAAACTGTTGTTCCTGCTGAATCTATATTAGATGAATTAGATCCTAGAGGCCCTAAAAATTTAAGAGTAGGTGGTGGTTCAGTAGTGTCTCAGATTTACAAATCAGCACCTGGACAAAAATATAAGGACAAAGGACCTAAAGACGGACGTTACTAAAATATAATAAATGCCTTTAGTAAATTTACAAACAAACTTAAAATCACTTAAGTACGGCACTGATATACCTGGTGGAGGAAGCAGTGGCGAACCTTATGTTCAAAACGATATAAATAATCCTACTAATTTAGTAGGACTTTATAATGATCAGTTTATTAGAGGTGGAGGAATAGGTGCAATTGAACATTCTTTGTTAGATACTAAACGTATTGGAAAGTTTTTTTTGGATTCTCCTAAAGGTCCATTATTCATAGCTAAACAAGTAGGTTTACAATTATCTAATCCTAAATTAGAAGTTAAAACAGGTAATAATGTAAATGGATTATTAAATAATCTCCTAACAGGAGATTTAGGTAGTCTTACAAATGGTTTATTAGAACCAACTCGCCTATATAATTTAGGAATTAACACAATAGCACAAGTACCAGTTGAGGCTTTTGGAGAACATTTTGTTAGACATGGTTTATTACCTGTACAAAATGATAGTACAAAATATGAAGCTGTTGTAACATATAACAATAATAATGACGCTAATAGATTATTACAATACACTAATAACTTTAGCTTAGGAAATCAACCAGTATCTAGAAATCCTACTCTTAGTTCATTAAGTAATTTTATTGATTCAATAAATACTTTTACTGGCCTTAATATACCTAATTTTAAAGCAACTGACACTATAATAGACAACTATGTTAGTGGTCCTAATTCAACTTATGGTATAGGAAATACACTAATTAGTAGAACTACATTTACTGCTGATGCTGATGCTATAAATAAAGCATTTAATACATCAAATCAAGTTGCCGGTTTAGCATTTAGTCCAGATGGAGATAGAAGAGGTCTTAATTATACTCGTGGATTAGGTATTAATAACCAAATTCAAGATGATGCAAATGCTATAAGCAGTTATAGTACAGATATTCCTAATAACAATGCTGTTATTAGTAGCCAATTAAATGCTTTTACTTACAGTAATGTAAATGGAGAATACGTTCCTTTATCTAAGACTGGCTTAGCAAATACATTAGTAAAAACTACAAGTCATAATCCATCATATGCTGCTTATCAAAAATTAATTTCAAGTAAAATTCTTACTGATAACAGCTATAAAGATACAGATGGTACTATATTAAATCAATTTGATATTTTTAATCGTGATAGCAACGATGTAATACAACGCCCTGCAGTAAATTATCGCAGTACAAACTCAGCTATAGGATATAGAAATGAATATGGTGAAGTATTTAAAGTACCAGGATCATGGAATAAATTAGCTCGTGAAAATAGAGTAGGTAGTGGAAGACAAGATTCAATAAATTTAACTCCAATATTTACTACGGGTGCTGGTTCTTTTAAAGACAGAACAGTAACTATTAATGGAAACAAAACTACAGTAAATGACTTAGTTAAATTCCAAATTCAAGCATTGCATACTGATTCTCCTAACAATGCTGATTGGATGGTATTTAGAGCATATCTTACTGATTTAAATGATGGAGTTAATGCATCTTGGACAGATATAAAATATGCTGGTAGAGGTGATAAGTTTTATATATATGAGGGCTTTAGTAGAAAAATGAGCGTTAGTTTTAAAGTAGCAGCCTTATCACATGATGAAATGAAACCAATGTATCAAAAATTAAATTTCTTAATGAGCAATTTAATGCCTGATTACAGCAGTGATAATTTAATGAGAGGTCCTCTTGTTAGAATGACAATTGGTAATTATATTGATGGTCAATTAGCTAAATTAGATGATGTATCATATAGAATACCTCAAGATTCACCTTGGGAAATAGCAATAAATGATACTGAATTAATATTACCTCATATTATTGAAGTAACATTATCATTCACTCCTATTGGTTCACAAACAAGAGATCAAAACTTAATAGCTAGTAAAACACCGGGTAATACAACTTCTCACATTGCTCAAAACTGGAATGGAGCAAGCGATAAAGCAGGTGAATATATAAACCCAGATAAATCAAGTGTATATTCATTATAAAATAAAATAAATGAGTCGCTACAGTAATACAAACATATTAAAAACACAAAATAATACACCTTATTATCAAAGTGTAATTTATCCAAACATACCTTTGGATATTAGTGATATCTATGTTATTACAACTGTAGGAGATAGATTAGACTACTTAGCATATCAATATTATAGAGATTCGGAATTATATTGGATAATTTCAACAGCAAATAATAATGTAACTAAAGGTTCATTATTTCCTGCACCTGGTACTCAATTAAGAATACCAACTAATATTAGTGATATATTAAATCAATACAATCAACTAAACAATTCTAGATAATGTTATGTCAATATTCAAAGATACATTTAAACAAGGCGTTCAAGACCAAATAACAGCACGTCAAAATGCTATAGTAGGTAGGAGTGTAGATTCCATGCAATATTTTAATTCACGCAATGCTTGGATTAAAATGACTTCTGCTGTAAATGTAGGAGGATCTGCTGACTTAGCAGCTAAATATATTTTACAAGGTGGTATTTTAAATTCAAAATCCAAATTAAGATCAGGACTAGGACAAGATGGTGCTTACAGCAATGTTTCACCTACAGGAAAACCTTATAGATTAGGTATTAGACCAATGCCTGGTATTAACCATATAGAAGTTAAATCAAAATCAGCATATGGTTCTTTAAGAGAAATTACAGTACATTTTCAGGCTTGGGATATTAGACAATTAGAAGATTTAGAATTATTATATATGAGACCTGGTTATTCTGTATTAGTAGAATGGGGTTGGTCTCCTTATTTAGATAATAAAGGTGCTTTACAAACAACTGTAAATTATAATGAAGTTAATATATTAGGTAATAGTGCTCCTAAAACTTCAAAAGAAGATATTTGGAAAGCTATATATACTAAAGCCGCTAGAGACGGAAATTATGATGCTGTATATGGCTTTATTAAAAATTATAGCTGGTCAGCTCGCACAGATGGAGGATATGATTGTACTACAACCATAATAACAATGGGTGAAATATTAGAATCATTAAAAATAAACTATGGCTCATTTGATACAAATGTAGGACAAATAGGAGCATTTAAAGTATTACCTGTTTCTTCATTTCAAACTAGTCCAAATAACGCACTTTTACTTAGTGCAGGAGTAGCAGGAGCTGGTTTAAATGGAAGTACAGGTGCTGCCTCTGCTATAGTTAGTGTTATTAATGAATCTAATTTATCCAAATCATACGCTCAAAACTTATTAGCAGGTATACTTAATGAATTATATTTAATAATGAAAGATAGTAGTCTTTCCAAGTATGCTATTGCAAATAACTTTAATGAAGGTACATTTACTGATACTACTTCGGGATATAGTTATACTTTCTTTAGATATGATTTAGATATATCTGGAAATAATAAATTAGATAAAACTGACTTTCACAATAACACTCAAATTTTTATTAAATTAAAAGATTTTATTAATTTATTAAATACAAAAATATTACTACACGACTCAGATCATACAAACCCTAAAGCATTAGTAGAAGTTTCAGTTACAGAAGGAACTATACACCAAACAGGAGCAGATTTATTATGTTTAAGTCACCCATTCCAATTATCAACTGACCCTTCAGTATGTTTAATAAAAAATAATAAATGGATAGATCCACAAAATAATTTCAACATAACAGTAGATAATGTTAACTTATCTCAAGTGATGAATGGATTAAAAAGTGATTTTTATAAAGATACAGCTAACGGTAGTGCACAATTAGGTGTTATAGGAAATATTTACGTTAATTTAGGTTATTTATATTCTTTAGTTACAAATGAAGATTTAGCATCTAGAGATAAAAAGGAAAAAAATGATATTTCGGTATTTGATTTTCTAAAAAATATGCTAAACGGTATTAATACCGCTATTGGTAATGTAGCTAACCTTGATATATTTGTAGATCCTGTAGATTCTGTAGCTAGAATAATAGATGTAAACTATGTTGATTCTGCTAAAAGACAGAAAGCATATGATGATGCCTTTATTATTCAAATGCAAAATATCAAATCAGTAGTAAGATCTTATAAATTAGAATCACAAATATTTCCTGAGCAATCAACTATAGTTGCTATTGGAGCTCAAGTAAAAGGAGGAGCATTAGGTACTGATGTAAACACATTAATTGATTTTAATCAAAATTTAGAAGACAGAATCATACCTAAAAGAGATGCTCCGCTTACTACTATTAAATCTAATCCTTTAGAAGAAGCAGAAACTAAAGTTAAAAATTTAAAAACTAATTTAAATTCTATAACAAAGTATATAAGCAAACTAGAACCAGGATTTTGGAGTAATACAGGTGACTTTAGTGTTTTAGAAGCATCTAAATATGCTAACTCTTTAAAGGACATTATTTCATTCTATAAAGATTTAACACCAGACGACAATAAAAATAGAGCAATTATTCCTACAAAATTATCTATTGATATGGATGGTGTAGGAGGAATTATTATAGGAAATTTATTTAGAATACCAGATGATATATTACCAAGAGGATATAAAGGTGATGGTGCTGGTCCTAAAAAAATATCTTATGTTGTTACTGGTATAGGTCATTCAATTCAAAATAATGATTGGACAACTCATTTAGATGCTCAATTTATCATATTAGATGAACCTACAGGAAGCATATCAATAGCAGATGCTAATAAATTAGCAGCCTCAATAATTGGTTCTGTTAGTAATGGTAATACAATTCAAGCAGCAGCTACGTTAGCTGGTTTAACTTCTACTCCTAATGGATTAGTATATCCTGTTAAAGGTTTATTTACTATATCTTCTAAATTTGGAACTGTTAGAGCAGATGAAATACATCCTGGAACTGATATATCTGTTGGTTTAGGTACACCTGTAATAGCAGTTGAAGATGGAACAGTAATAGCATCTACTTTTAATACCCTTAATGGAAACTATATTAGAATTCAACATACAGGACAATTAGCAGGATATGATACTATTTATCTTCACATGTCTCAACTTAATGTAAATAAAGGGGATAAAATAACTAAAGGCCAAATAATTGGACTTTCAGGAAATACTGGTAAATTAAGAGGTCCTCACTTACATTTCCAAATAGACCAAACAGGAGGAACAACAGGAATAAATCCATCTCAATTTTTCCCTGGATTTTAAAATATAAATTATGGCAGTAAGAGTACCTTCAAATTTAATAATAACAAGTAAATATACCATTGGTAATGAATTTCTATTAGAAAGTGATCATACTAACTATCAAGGGTATTACTATGAATTAAATGGTGGCACATTTGCAGGTAAAGTATTTGATACAAATGCTCCAACTCTTATATCAGTAACCTCTAGTGCGGTAAATGATTTACTAATTAATCCACAAACATCAACTTACGGCTCCGTATCAGGGGCTAATGTTAATGTAACTAATTTTAATTCAACAGTTTATATAGGTACAGGTTTAAGATATTTTGCTAAAAGAATAGATTCATCTCCTATACTAATAAAAGAAGTAAATGTAGATACTTATACTAAGTTACAATCTGATCCTTTCTATCAAACAATAGCTGTAAACATTCCCTCTACAGACTCGGGAGCTGATTCTCCTGCTTTAGATCAAGCGGATCAACAAATGCCTGGATTAAAAGCTTTTGTAAATTTCAGTTAAGGTTGAAGGTCCAGATTTTAGTCTTACATTTATAAGATAAAGGTTATAATATATGTTTTACATAATAGAGAAAAAAGAACAACTAGATCAATTAAGTGACTTTGGAGATTGTTTTATTGAATTTATTCAATATAATGATAATTTTCACCCTACGTTAAACCCAACTAGTTTAATTTACATTCGACAACTTACTGATAAAAAAGGATATATATTGTGTATTGAACACAATGAATCATTTTCATTAAATAGAAAAGACGTTGCTCAGTGGTTATTAAATAATACAAAAAACTTATTTGTACTTAATAAAAAAACATCGCTATATCACTTCCCACATGAACAGAAGTTATTTGATATAAATTTTATTGAACAACCAGATTTAAGTGAAGCCACGAATATCCCCGCTATAACATATTTCTATAAAAGATTTGTTGATAATCCGGTTACTAATCAAATGATTCCTATTAGTAAACATTACGAAAAAATGGAGCGAATATTTGATGTCATACTGCCAATAATTCGCAAATACCGAGCAGATAACGCTGTTTATGCGTTTAATAATGGGCCTTTAACGCGTGTATTTCATAAAATAGAATCACAAGGTATTACGGTGGACAAGCAATGTTTCATAGATTGCTATGGTGATGATTTACAATACCCTAAATTTAATTTATTTCAAGGTAAAATATACAGCCAATATAATTTGTATACTGTTACTGGAAGACCGTCAAACACATACAATAGTATTAATTTTGCTGCATTAAATAAAACAAACGGCGAAAGAACATGTTATAGACCTGAAAATACTAAATTTATTGAATTTGATATACAGGGTTATCACCCACGTTTAATTGGTGAAATGATTAAATTTGATTTTGGTAATGAAAACACGTATGAATTATTAGGTAAATTATTAAATGTTACTACTCAAGAAGCTAAAGAATTAACATTCAAACAATTGTATGGAGGTGTATGGGCTGAATATAGAAACAAACCATTTTTTAAAGATATAGTATCCTTAACAGATAATATATGGGATACTTACCAATATGGCAAGTCATATTCAACAGAAAATAAAATATTTAGAACCGATGAAGAAATAACTCAATCTAAATTATTAAACTATATTACTCAGAGTAAAGAAACATCAACTAATGTTAAAATATTAGAAAAAATATTAGATTATCTTAAAGATAAAAAAACAAAATTAGTATTGTATACCTACGATGCGTTTTTATTTGATTACGCTGAGGAAGACGGTAAAGAAGTATTAGTGAAAATTAAAGAATTAATTGTATACCCGGTTAATATCAAACAAGGTAATACATATCATGGTTTGGAGAAAATATAAATATTTATGATGGAACAATTAAATGAATTTTTCGACTTGAACAAGCTTTTCTGTACGTTTACCACTCCCGATAAAATAGAAGAAACGGTAACAACAATTAATCGTAAATATTCAATATTATTTAACAAAATTTTCATATTAGAGTCGCCTCAAAGTGACGAATTAATATGCACTTATAATATTGATACAGGTAACATGGGTATATCACCTATGGCTAATACCATCTTGCTTCATCGTAAAAAGGAATCCAATACATTATATACTATTAACGCTTTAAATACATTAATCAAATCATTGAATGGTGGATTTTTAGATAAAAATTATATGGTAAATTGGCAAGAATATAAAAACAGCATACTATTAACTGATGGACCTAATCTACGTAAATTAGATACAGCAATCTATAAAATAATAGACTTTAATAAGTAATTTAGTGAGCTTTTGTCTCCCGAAATAAAGATCGTATCTTCATTGTGTTCATAGAACACCTAACAATTAAAACGATAAAAAATGGACTTAAGTCTAATCAAACAGAAGTTGGCCGCTTCTCAAAACAAAGGTCAAAAGAAAACTTACGAAAAGATTGATTACTCAACAATCTTCTGGAAACCAAAACCAGGTAAGCATCAAGTTAGAATTTTACCTTCAAAATTCGACAAATCAAATCCGTTCCGTGAAGTTTATTTCCACTACGGTTTCTCTAAAGGACCTATCTTAGCATTAAACAACTGGCAAGAAAAAGATCCAATTGTAGAATTTGCAAAAAGCCTTCGTAAATCATCTGACAAAGAAGATTGGCAATTAGCTAAAAAAATCGAACCGAAATTACGCTACTTCGTTCCTGTACTTGTACGTGGTGAAGAAGAAAAAGGCGCTCGTTTATGGGAATTTGGTAAGTTAATTTATGATCAACTTTTAGGTATTGCTACTGACGAAGATTACGGTGACTACACAGACATTACTGATGGACGTGACTTTACTATTGAGGCTACAGAAGACATAGTAGCAAATAGAAAAGGTATTAAATGCGTTATTCGCGTTAAGCCAAAAACATCAGCTATCTCTGATAATGCTGATTTAGTAACTAAAGTTTTAAAAGACCAACCCGACATTTTTTCTATCAACAAGCATTTTACTTTTGATGAATTAAAGGATCTTTTAGACAAATGGTTGAATCCAACAACAGAAGAAGATACTGAAACTCCAATTGCATCTAAAACAGAAGATGAAGAGGAAGAAGATGATTTCTTAACTGAAATTAACAAACCAGTTGAACAACACTACCAAGTAGATGTTAAGGCAGCTAAAACGTCTAACACAGACAAATTCAACGATTTATTTAACGATTAAAACTAAGTTATGTCCAAAGCAAAAATAGATAAGACATTAACGTCTGTGGTGTCTGCATCTTTGAAACAAGGATTTGATTTAGATAACTTTAAAAAAAGTAAATTTTTAGATCAAGCCTCTAAGTTCAAAACACAGAGATGGATTCCATTTTCAAATGCTGTTTTAGATGCATTATCTATCCCTGGGGTACCTATGGGACACGTTACTATTGCTAGAGGTGGTTCTGATACTGGTAAAACTACTCTTATGATTGAAGCAGCAGTTGCTGCTCAAAAGATGGGAGTAATGCCTGTATTTATCATTACGGAAATGAAATGGGATTTCGCTCATGCTCAAAAAATGGGTTTAGAAATTACTGCTATTCCTGATGAAGAAACAGGTGAAGTAATGGACTATAAAGGATTCTTCCTATATGTAGATAGATCATCTTTAAACTCAATTGAGGATGTATCGGGATTCATAGCAGATCTTTTAAATGATCAAGCCAAAGGTAAATTACCATTTGACTTATTATTCCTTTGGGACTCAGTAGGTTCAATACCATGTCAAATGAGTATTGATCAAGGAAAAAATAACCCAATGTGGAATGCAGGAGCAATGGCTACTCAGTTTGGTAATTTTATTAACCAACAGTTTCCATTATCTCGTAAAGAGAAATACCCGTACACAAATACTCTATTTGTAATTAACAAAACAGGAGTACAACCCGCTTTAACACCAATGTCTCAACCTAAAATGACAAATAAAGGTGGTAATGCAATGTATTGGGATGCTTCAATTGTAATTACATTTGGTAATGTTACTAACAGTGGTACATCTAAAATCAAAGCAGTTAAAAACGGTAGAAACGTTGAGTTTGCTAAACGTACTAAAGTAGCGATAGATAAAATTCACGCTGACTGTGGTATTGCAACTTCATCTACTGTAATTGTAACTCCTCATGGATTCATCCCTGATGATGATAAAGCAATCAAAGAGTATAAAAAACAATATGCTAAAGATTGGTTTGAGGGTGTAACTAATGCTGATGATCTACAAATTATTGAAGATAATAGCGAATGGGAAGAAAGTAGTAAAATATCTCCAATGATAGAAATAGATAATGATAATGCAGAATAAGTATGCTGATATTCTCTCTAACATAAACAATGATCAACGTGGAGTCCAAGACTCCATTTTGATTGTTGATGGATTAAATACATTTTTGAGAGCATTTACCATGATCAATTATTTAAACTCGGAAGGCCACCACATTGGTGGTCTAACGGGTTTTCTTAAATCATTAGGTTATGCTATTAAATTAATAGACCCAACTAAGGTAATCGTTGTATTTGATGGTGTTGGCGGATCAAATAACAAACGTAATTTGTATCCTGAATATAAGGCAAATAGAAATACTAGCCGTATGACTAATTATGCTATATTCACATCTAAAGAAGATGAAAGAGAATCTATTAACAATCAAATGGCAAGATTAATACATTATCTTCAATGCCTTCCCATATCAATGGTTTGTATTGACGGGATTGAAGCCGATGATGCAATTGGCTATTTAGCAGGAAAATTAGATAAATTTGAGGCTACTAGAGAAATAACTATAATGTCTGCTGACCAGGATTTCCTTCAGTTAGTAACAGATAAAACGCAAGTATATTCTCCTACTAAAAAGAAAATATACAAACCGGATAATGTACTAGAAGAATATAAAGTTACTGCTAGTAATTTTGTTAATTACAAAATATTAATGGGCGATTCTTCAGATAATTTACCAGGTGTATTAGGGCTAGGACCTAAAAAACTACTAAAATTATTTCCAGATTTAGCTACAAGTAAACAAGTAACACTAGAGGATATACTGTTAGAATCAGCAGCTAAAGTTAATGAGCATATTTTGTATGCTCGTATAATTGAGCGAACAAATCAATTAGATATTAATAGACAGTTGATAGATTTAAGAACAATACCTCTATCAACAGAAAATATAGAACAAATACAAGCAGGATTTAAAATGCCGTATGAATTAAATTCACACGCTTTTATGCAAATGTATATTTCAGATAAATTAGGTGAATCCATACCTAATACACCAAGTTGGATAAATCAAGTATTTGGTCCTCTAAGTGCTTTTAAGTAAATTTAAAAAAATAGGTTATATGACAACATTAAGTAAGCTTAATCAGTACGGAAATGCATTTCAGACAAAGGTATTAGGCGCTTTATTAACACAACGTGACTTTTTATTAAATATTTCAGATTCACTTGACAGTGAATATTTTGAATCACAATCTCATAAATGGATTATTGATTATATTATTAAATATTTTACTCAATACCATACATTTCCAACAATAGAAACATTAGCAATTGAAATTAAAAAGATTGATAATGAGGTATTACGAATTTCGCTAACAGATTCTATAAGAGAAGCCTATAAAATGTCAGATATATCTGATTTAGAATGGGTTGAAAAAGAATTTAGTGATTTCTGTAAGAATCAACAGATGAAAAAAGCAATTATGACATCTGTTGATTTGTTAAATATGGGTGATTATGATGGTATTAGATCTTTAATCAATACGGCTATGAAAGCAGGTGAAGATAGAAATATCGGTCACGTTTATGGTTTAGATATTGAAGCAAGATATCGAGATGATAATAGAAATGTTATTCCATTCCCTTGGCCTGTATTTAATGATTTAACTCAAGGTGGATATGGTAAAGGAGATTTAGTATTAATATTTGGTAATCCTGGTGGTGGTAAATCTTGGGCTGTAATGGCTATGGGTGCTTATGCTGCTACATTAGGTTTTAATGTAGTCCACTATACACTAGAATTATCTGAAGGTTATGTAGGTAAACGTTATGATTCTATATTTACTGGAATTGAAGTTGACAAATTACATTTACATAGAGACCAAGTAAATGAAACTGTAGCTAAAGTAAAAGGTAAAGTTATTATTAAGGAATATGCTCCTAAAAGAGCATCTTTAGATACAATTGAAGCTCATTTACAACAACTAGAACATCAGGAAGAATTTAAACCAGATTTAGTTATTATTGACTACCTAGATCTATTAAAAACAAAAGGTAGATCAGAACGTAAAGATGAAATTGATGATGTTTATACTGATGCTAAAGGATTAGCTAAAGAACGTAGTATTCCTATTATATCACCATCTCAAGCTAATAGAACAGGAGCTGATGAAGGTATTTTACAAGGTAAGAATGCAGCTGGTTCTTATGATAAAATTATGATTGGAGATATAATTATATCCTTGGCTAGAGGTCGTTTAGCCAAAGTAAACGGAACAGGTAACTGGCATTGGATTAAAAATAGATATGGACCTGATGGATTAACATTTGGTTCACAAATTAATACAGCAAATGGGTATATAAACATATACAATCAACCACTAGATGATGAGGAATTTGAAACAAATAAAACAAATAAGCCAACAAATAACTTTTCAGAAGTGGGAATAGAAGATCGTCAGGTTCTTAAAAGTAAGTTTATGAAACTTGAAGGGGCTCAATAGTATATACTATATTTATAAATACAACTACAAAGATTATGATAAAGGTTAAAAGATTCACTGCTACATGGTGCGGTCCGTGTAAGCAATTAGCTCCTGCATTTATACAACTACAATCTGAATTTCCAGGTGTTTCATTTGAAACAATAGATGTAGATCAGGACAAACAAACAACCGCAAATTACGCAGTAACAAGCGTACCAACAGTTATTATTGAGAAAAATGGACAATTTATCCAACGTTATTCAGGAGTACAACCTAAAACAACGTACGCAGGTATTATTAAATCACTTATTTAAAAATTAAAAAATGGATGTAACGCAAGAGATCCTTAGCGAGATTACTACGTACATGAAGTACGCTAAGTTTGTTCCCGCTTTAAACAGAAGAGAAACATGGCAAGAGTTAGTTACGAGAAATAAAGAAATGCATCAAGCAAAATTCCCGCAATTACAAAATGAAATTGAAGAAGCCTACAAATTGGTATACGCTAAAAAAGTATTACCGTCGATGCGTTCATTACAGTTCGCAGGTAAGCCCATCGAGCTTAATAATTCTCGTATATTTAATTGTTCTTTTCTTCCTATTAATGATTGGAGAGCATTCAGTGAAATAATGTTCCTATTATTATCAGGATGTGGAGTAGGATATAGTGTTCAAACACACCATGTAGAACAACTACATGAAATAACAGTACCAACTAAACACAAACGTTATTTAGTAGGTGATAGTATTGAAGGATGGGCTGATGCCGTTAGAATGCTATGTAAAGCATATTTTACAGGTGGAGCATTACCAATATTCGATTTTAGAGACATTAGAGCTAAAGGCGCTCAGTTGATTACTGTAGGTGGTAAAGCACCTGGTCCTGAACCACTAAAAGAATGTTTATTTAATCTACAAAAGATATTTGAACGTAAACAAAACGGCGAGAAACTTACATCAGTAGAAGTACATGATATGGCTTGTCATATTGCAGATGCAGTATTATCAGGTGGTATTAGAAGAGCAGCATTGATTTCCTTATTCGATTTAGATGATGAAGATATGTTGACTTGTAAATTCGGTAACTGGTGGGAAGAAAATCCACAACGCGGCCGTGCAAATAACTCAGCAGTAGTATTACGCCATAAGATTGATGAAGAAGAATTCCTTAAACTATGGAAGAAAATTGAATTAAGTGGATCTGGAGAACCAGGCATCTACTTCAGCAACGATAAAGATTGGGGAACTAACCCATGTTGTGAAATCGCTTTGAAACCATTCCAATTCTGTAACTTATGTGAGGTGAATGTATCAAACATTGAATCGCAAGAAGATTTGAATGAACGCGTGCGTGTAGGAGCGTTTATAGGCACTTTACAGGCCGCATACACTGACTTCCATTACCTAAGGGACATATGGCAGAAAACAACAGAGAAAGAAGCATTATTAGGTGTTGGTATGACAGGTATTGGATCTGGAGCTATTTTAGCTTATGATTTAAAGAAAGCAGCTGATTTAGCTAAAACAGAAAATGCTCGTGTTGCAGATATTATTGGTATTAACAAAGCAGCTCGTGTAACTACAGTTAAACCATCAGGTACTAGTTCATTAGTATTAGGAACATCAAGTGGTATTCACGCTTGGCATAATGACTTCTATATTAGAAGAATTAGAGTAGGTAAAAATGAAGCTATTTACAATTACTTAGCTATCAATCATCCTGAATTAGTTGAAGATGATTTCTTCAAACCAACAATTCAAGCTGTAATTTCAGTACCACAAAAAGCTCCAGCTGGATCTATTTTAAGAAACGAAAACGTAATTGATATGTTAGAACGTGTTAAACGTTTCAACGTACAATGGGTTAAAAAAGGTCATAGAAAAGGTGCTAATACAAACAACGTATCTGCTACAGTATCAATCAACGAAAACGAATGGGAACAAGTAGGTAATTGGATGTGGGAAAATAGAGATACATTCAACGGATTATCAGTATTACCTTACTTTGGAGGTAGTTATACACAAGCTCCATTTGAAGATATTACTGAAGAACAATTCAATGAAATGGCTACTCATTTACATGGTATCGATCTATCACAAATTGTTGAATTTAGTGACGATACAGCATTGATGGATCAAGCAGCTTGTAGTGGAAATGCCTGCGAAATAGTGTAACGGAGGAGCATGTGAAATTATACTCCTGCTATATTTATTGTAAACGATATTATGGCAGGAGTTATTTATAAAATTACCAATCCTAAAGATAAAATCTATATAGGATGTACTATTGATTTCAAACGAAGACTATCAGAATATAGACGATTAAGTATGGCTGGACAGGTTAAATTGTATAACAGCTTAATTAAATATGGGTATGATAATCATAAGTTTGAAATTATAGAGGAATGTAGTGATGAAATATTACATGAACGTGAAATATACTTTATAAAACACTACAACTGTATAGAAGAAGGATTAAATATTAGATTAGGGAACAGAACAGGAGCATTAACTGAAGATACAAAACAAAAAATATCTGCAGCTTTAACAGGAAGAAAAGTAACATGGCATTCTAAAGGACCTAAAGGTTATAAGTATACTGAGGAACAAAAACAAAAATTGAGTAATGGTTTAAAAGAATATTATCAACATAATTCTGCTAAACCAAAACCTAAATTAGTACCACCACACATAGTAGAAGAAATTAGATTAAAGTATAAAAATGGACATAAACGTTCATCTTTAAGTAGAGAATATAATGTAAGTTGGGGTACTATCAAAAATATAACAGACCATATAAATTCATATGAGTAAAGACTTAAAAAATAATGTTGATTATTATACAGAGGGAGAGCGCGTGATTTTCACTGCGCTCTTCCATATCAAGAGAGGCCATTGTTGTGGCAATGGATGCAGACACTGTCCTTATGAGCCAAAAAGTACCAAAGGAAGAGTGGTTTTATCAGAGAAAATACTTAAATTTACAAATAATGAATCTAGAACAATTAGTAGAAGAAACGAATAATCTACAACAACTAAACATTGCTAGTTTAACTCCAGAACAACTAGAACAATTATTAACTAAAATAAGTTCTATTATTGAGACAGGCGAAAAACAATTATCAGAAATAAAAATAGAGACAAATGAGTAAGTTTCAATCAACTAAACTATTTGACGGTTATAGCTGTGTGTTCCGTCAATGGAAAGCAGAAGGCACACACTGCAGATTTCTTCATGGATATGGAATATCATTTAGAGTATGGTTTGAAGGCGAATTAGACGAACGCAATTGGGTTTGGGATTTTGGAGGTATGAAGCGTGCTAAAGGCAATATTGATGGTATGAATCCTAAAGAATGGATGGATTATATGTTTGATCATACATTATTAGTAGCAGAGGATGATCCATATCTAACTGGTTTTAAAGCAATGGGGGATCATGGGTTATGTCAAACTAGAGTATTACCTGCTGTAGGTGCTGAACAATTTGCTAAGTATGTTTTTGAAAAAATAAATACATTTGTTCAAGAAGAAACTAATGGTAGAGTTAATGTTGTAAGAGTAGAATTTATGGAAAATAGTAAAAATACAGCTATATATGAAGGTTAGTCATGAGTTCATTCCATATGAACAAGCATTAAAACTTAAGGAGTTAGGATTTGATGAACCATGCATTGCTATTGCTTTATGGGAAAATGATTTTTGCCTAGTTGGTGATGGTAAGGTTTGGAACAATTCAGATATAGACATCATCTATTTGCCACTCTATGAACAATCATTCAGATGGTTTAGAGAGAAACATGGTTTAGCTTGCTGGATTTACCCATCTCCACAAATAGGCGAAACTATTAAATGGTGTTATGATACAACAGACTTTAAAAAAATGAGTTTTACCCCACCTATTTTTGATACATACGAAGATGCCCAATTAGCTTGTCTTAAAAAATTAATTGAATGTTATATATAAATCATAAAAGTATAAACAACTGTGTTGTTGGTTTAGCTAAAACAGCAGGTGGGTTTATTTGGAAGTATAAAAATTAAATATTAACTTAATAGAATGAAAATTTCACATGAAGTGCCTTTATGTTTTTTAAAGGAAAGTTTAAAATGGAATGACTACCAATATGTTCTTCCACATTTAATAGACCAATACCCTCAGTACAAAACCCATATGTTAGAGTACAGAGAAAAACCAGGTTCATTTATAATATGTGATAATGGTCTTTTTGAGGGAGTAACTCATACTACTGAAGATCTAATTAGCAAAATTGAATTAATACAACCAGATGTGTTTATAGTTCCTGATGCTTGGAATGATTCAACTACAACACTTAGAAGTGCTAAGCATTGGATGATAAATTATAAGAAAAATTTACCTGAAGGAGTTGAGTTAATGGCTGTATGTCAAGGTGAAGATATACTTGAATTAATAACTACATACCAAAATTTAGTAGATTTAGGATACACACACATTGCTTTTAACCATTCCAGCTGTGCTTATTTAGAAATGAATCCTACATTTGCAGGAAGTAATCAGTTAAAAGCACAAATGTATGGTAGAATGGAGTTTATTAGAAAATTAGTTGAAAGAGATATAATTAGACCTACATTTTATCATCATTTACTAGGATGCTCTTTACCACAAGAGTTTATGTCTTACAAAGATTGGGACTTTATTAAATCAGTAGATACATCTAACCCAATTTTAGTTGGAGCAGAAGGAAAAAGATACACTAATGAAGGTATTGATTGGAAACCTAAAGAAAAATTAGAGCATTATTTTGAAAAAGATTTGAGTGGTCAAGTAGAAGATATTATATTTAATGTAAATAAATTTAAAAGTTATGTTCAATAATTATGAAGAATTTAAACAGCATGTTAATGATGAATGGGAAAGTGGTGCTATTAATGAATTAGAACAAGATGGTTTCCTAGTAATTGATACTGTAAATGAAGAAACAGGAGATATATTATATAGAATATTAACTGAAGAAGAATTTCAACGCTTGAATGAGAAGTAAGCGTTTAATAAATAAATACTTTCTCAAAAAAATAAAAAACAAATGTCAAAGAAAGCAGTTTTAAGTTTATCTGGTGGAATGGACTCAAGTACATTATTACTCCACTTATTAGCAAATGGTTACGAAGTTACAGCTCTAGGCTTCGATTATGGTCAAAAACACAAAGTAGAATTAGAAAGAGCTAAATCGTTAGTTGAATACATCAACAGTCAGTTTGATAAAACAGACGGAACAGCCCCTTTAACTTACTCTAAAGTAAAGCATCAAATTATTAAATTAGATGGTTTATCTCAGCTATTAAACTCAGCATTAGTAGAGGGTGGTAATGAACTTCCAGAGGGTCACTATGAACAATCTAATATGTCTTTATCGGTTGTTCAAAATCGTAACAAAATATTTAGTTCTATTATTCAAGCAGTAGCATTGTCTGTTGCTGAAAAAGAAAATACTGAAACTATTATTGCTATGGGGATTCATGCTGGCGATCACTTAATTTACAAAGATTGTAGACAAGAATTTCGTGATGCTGATTATCAAGCTTTTTTAGAAGGTAATGAGAATGGGTATTTAGTTACTTATTATACACCCTATCTTAAAGTTAATAAGTTTGAAATTTTAGAAGATGGATTGAAATCATGTGAGAAACTGAGTTTAGATTTTGACGAAGTATATAAACGCACAAGCACTTCCTACAAACCTTACCCATCAGGAAACAGTGATTACAAATCAGCTTCATCGGTTGAACGTGTAGAAGCATTCATAAAATTAGGTCGCCCAGACCCAGTAATTTATGAAGATGAAAATGGTATAGCTTCTTGGGATACTGTAGTAACTCATGTTAAGCAAGTATTAGAAGATTTTCAATCATCTTAAACTTTATGATATTTATAGTAGTACCACATAATACTCTATAATATGAAAGTTTATATATATTGCCTATTTGATGAAAATGATATTCCATTATATGTAGGTAAAACTAAAAATAATCTTACATTAAGAGAATATCAACATCAAAGAAGATTAAATAGATTAGTAAAGATATTTGAATTAGATTATGTAGAATCAAATAATTGGAAATTTTGGGAATCATATTGGATTGAACAATTTAAAACATGGGGATTTAATTTATTAAATCAAAATAAAGGTGGTGGTGGAGTTTCAAACCATACTAAAGAATCATGTTTAAAAATGAAATCAACTATTAGACCTAACACTTCAATTAAATTAAAAGGGATTAAACGTCCTGATGTAAGTAAAAGATTTAGTGGGGTCAAATTATCAAAAGAAACTTGTGATAAAATTAGCAAAAGTAAAATAAATCATATTTGTTATAAAGACTCAAAAAGAACAGAAAAAATATTAGAATCTAATAAACATAATTATGAATTAGGTTCTAATAGAAATAAAAAAATATCTTCTAAACTTTTAGGAAGAGAAGCAGAATGGATGAAACAGAGAAGTAAAAATATAATACAATACACTAAACAAATGATTCTTATCAAAGAATGGACAAGTGCATCCGAGGCAGCATTATCTTTTAATAAACAACCATCAGCAATTTCAGAATGCTGTAGTGGTAAAAGACAATCAGCTTATGGTTATATTTGGAAATTCAAATAGAAGTTTATTTGGCAAAATAAAGATAGTATATTAAATCATTGTAATCAAAAACCAAATATAGTCATGAGTTATCAAACTAAAGTTCGTGCAAACAACTTAAACAAAACAGCAAAATTAGCATTTTACAAAGCTCGCAATCGTCAAGGCGATACAGCTCGTTTAGCTGAGGCTACAGGATTTACAACTCGTTTTGTAAATTATGTATTAGCTGATGAAAGAAATGTTAATGATGTATTAGCAAACGCGATGTACAATATTGCTCGTCGTAGAACTAAAAACAGTGAATTAGCAAAAGCCTAATTCTATACCCCAACCCTAAGATCCTGTCGAAAGGCAGGATCTTTTTCTTATCTTTAACAAAATAAAAAACATGGAGGAAAAACTATGAAGTGTTTAAAAAGTTCAAAAACAGGAGAAATTATCAGAGTATCTGATGAACAAGCTAACAAAGCTACAAGTGAATGGAAATTTGTACCTAAATCAGAATGGAAAGCTTTACGTGCACCAGTCTCAGAAAAGCAATTAGTAGAAACAGAAGCTAAAGCTGAAACAATTAGCAAGAAAGCTCTACGTCGTTCTAAGTTAAAAGAAAAACAGCGTCCTGCTGAATCAACTGATAAAATTTTAAAGTAATGACTCAAGAAAAAATTAACACAATCTTTCAGAGTTCTTTAGGACAGCAATTAACTGAAATATTTGTAACTCCTGATGATGGGTGTTTTATAAGACTGAGGGAAGCTCAGAACCACTGTCGTGATGTTTTAAAACAAGGTGATGATGCTAGTAAGTATGAGATTACAATATGGTATAACGAAAATGAATTTTAATTATGAGTAAAATAGATCCAAATAAATTACTTATCTCATCTGACTTTTATACAGTACAGGGAGAAGGTATAAGTAGCGGTATTCCCGCTTACTTCGTTCGTTTAGGTATTTGTAACCTAACCTGCGGAATGTCTCGTGCATTTACTAACCAATTAGCTAAAGAGCAAAAATTAGAAGACGGAGAAATTTTCGTTGGTGATTTACATGCTGAAGGTAAGGCTACTTGGACTTGTGATTCTACAAGTCAATGGTTATGGAGAGGCGAAGATAAAGAATTTCAATATTTAATCAATCGTTGGAAAGAAGAAGGTGTATATGAAGATATCAAGAGTGGTTTAGTTCATATTATTTGGACTGGTGGTGAACCAACAATTAAAGGTCATCAAGAAGCAATTGTTAATTTCTGGAAATATTTTGAAAATAAAGTTAGTTGGTTAGACCATTATGATGATGAGTTTCTGGAGGCATTCAATGAAATAGAAACTAACGGTACTAACTATATTGAAGATGATTTATTTCATATGTTAGATCAAATCAACTGCTCACCTAAATTAACTAATTCAGGTATGACAGAAAAACAACGTATTGTTCCTAAAGCAATTGAGCGTATTATGGAACATTCAAACTATCAATTTAAGTTCGTTATCAGCACAGAAGATGATGTTAAGGAAATATTCCGCGACTTTGTTGAACCATTTAATATACCGCTTAAAAACGTTGTTTGTATGCCTGGTTTAGATGATGCTGCTAATTTTGAAGAACGTACTCGATTTGTAATGGAGATGGCTAAAAAATATAGATTTAGAGGATTAACGCGTTTGCACATTGCAGCGTGGAATAAAACATTAAACGTATAATATATGTTAGAAAATACACTTTTAGTACTTATAGTGGTTATAATGCCATTATGCTTAATATTTGCAATTAGATATTTTAAAAAATGGGATAAAGAAACATTTATAGAAGATGAAAGTGAAAAATAAAGATATAATATTGGTAATAATATCTACTATTTTAGGATTCTTCTTAGCATCTTTAATGGTAAGATTTGGACTTTAATTGAAATTTTATTAAATTTAACAATAAAATAGAAATAAACTAATAAATGGAAAACAAACGCAGACAAACAACAAATCTTGAGACACTAGAATTAGCAAAAGCAGGTTTTGCAAATGGTATATCCCAACAACTAAAATCACTAATTGAAGATGGTTATCATCGTTCATTAACTGATGATGAAAAATGGGGTATAGTAAAAAATGCAGAAGAAGCATATGGTAAATTTCTAGATGCTTTAGGTGTAGATTGGAGAAATGACCCAAACAGTATGGAAACACCTCGTCGTGTAGCTAAAAAACTAGTATTCGATATGTGGGCTGGTAGATATAATTTACCTACTGATATTACTTCATTCCCTAGTGATGGATATAATGGTATAATTTTAGAAAAAGATATACCTGTGGTGAGTATGTGCTCACATCATCATGAAACTATACTAGGTAAAGTACATATTGCATACGTGCCTAGCAAAGATGGAAAAGTTATTGGCTTGAGTAAACTAAATAGAATAGTTGAACACTTTGCTAGACGAGGAGCAATCCAAGAACAGCTTACGATGGCCATTCATAATGCTTTGGATAAAATAATAGAAGGCAACGAAGGTATCATGGTAATGATGCAAGCTACTCATAACTGTGTATCATGCAGAGGTATTAAACACATGGGAGCCAGTATGATTACTAGTGAAGTATCTGGTGTATTTGCTGATCATACCAAAACTGCTAAACAAGAGGTAATGAGCATGATAGGGTATAAAATGGATGCTTATAGATAAGAAACACTAAGAAGTGGTAATAAGGTCGATTAAAATAAGTAAACGAAAGATGTTTGAATTTTTAAAACAAGAACAAGAATATAAATACATTAATAAAAACTATTGGAAATGTTAAACGCAAAACAAATTGTAGATGAAGATCTACTGTTATTAGAAAATACACAAGGAAAACCAGCTCAAGTTGGTTACGACTTATCACTTAAAGCAATAAGTAAAATAGGTACTAGAATAGGATATAATATGTTTAACGAAGGTGCTATAGGTAAAGTACTAAAAGATAAAACAATATTAACTAAATATACTCCTAAAGATACTGTAATGTTAGATGGTGTTGAAGGTTGGATGTTACCTGAAGGTGTTTATGATATTACATTTAATGAAGGTTGTAAAATACCTAGCAATCGTGTAGCATTTATTAAACAACGCTCATCTTTATACCGCAATGGAGCTATTATTAATAGCCCAGTATTTGATCCAGGATTTGAAACAGAAAATATGGGTACATTACTATATGTACACGAACCAATATTCATTGAAATTAATGCTCGTGTAGCACAAATTTACTTCCATGAATGTAATGGCGCCGATCTCTATAATGGGCAATGGCAAAATGATAAGCAAAGAGCTTCACTTTAAAAATGTGGGAACTGCAAAGTTCCCACCTTATATTTAAGCATGTATCAATCAATTTATTACGATCGACCTACTTACACTTATTACTTACGTGATGATGAAAAAGGATGGTTAGATTTCAAATATACTCCTGAGTTATATAAAATAACACCTGATGGACCTTTAGAAACATTAGATGGTAAACGTGCTGCTCCTACAAGTAAGTACGAATGGAGAGATATTTCATTATATGAACAAGATGTTGATAAATGTACTCGTGTATTAATTGATTTATTTAAGGATAGTGATGATGCTCCTATATACCACAATGTAGTTTATTTTGACATTGAGTGTGAAATTGGAGGAACATTAACATCTGAATATATTAAAACAGCACCTATGAAGATTACTTCAATTGCTGTTTATGATCAAACACTACAACAACACTATTGTTTAATTTTGGATGAAAAACAAGAATTAAAAAACATAAGTGAAAATAATAGAAAGATTGTCCCATTTACTAATGAACGAAGTTTATTAGAAGGATTTTTAATATTATGGGAACGTATTGACCCAACTATTATTACAGGATGGAATAGTGGATTCTTCGATGTACCTTACTTATATTATAGATTATGTAATGTATTAGGTAAAGAGGAAGCATCTAGATTATCTCCAATACGTAAATTGAATTTTACTGAATGGGATACTTCTCAACCAATTGAGTTGGGAGGTATTAACCATTTGGATTATATGTTGTTATTTAAGAAGTTTATTGTAAAACAAGAACCATCTTATAAATTAAACGATATAGGAGAGAAATACGTTAAATTAGGTAAAGTAGAATATGAAGGATCATTAGATAAATTATTTAAGGAAGATGTAAATAAGTTTATTGATTATAATATTCGTGACGTTGAAATTATTATTGCACTAGAAAAGAAACTTAAATTTATAGAATTAACAGTTGCAATTTGTCATTTATGTCATGTGCCTTATGAACAAATTTATTTATCAACTGTATTAAATGATGGAGCTATATTAACATACCTAAAACGTCAAGGTATAGTTTCACCAAACAAACCAACTACAATTAACCCTTCACTTAAAGAAAGTAATAATGATGAATACGCAGGTGGGTATTTAAAAGATCCAACACCTGGTCTTTATGAATGGGTTATTGACTTGGACTTTACATCGCTTTATCCGTCCATTATTCGTTCTTTAAATATTGGAATTGAAACGCTTATAGGTAGAATAGTTAATAGTGGTAAGTACGATAACCAATGGACTTATGCTGAGTTAAAAGAAATGAATCCTGATGATTTAGTAGTAATTGAGCGTTTAAAACCTGATTTTACAACAGTTAGAACACAAGTTGCTGTAAGCAAAATAATTCAAATGATTGAATCAAATCAATGGATTACTGCTGCTTCTGGAGCTATATTTCAAACAGATAGATCATCAGTAGTTTGTGATGTATTAACTGACTGGTTTAATAAACGTGTTGAATATAAAAATTTAATGAAAACAGCTAAAAAAGCTGGTGATCATGTTAAAACTGAATTTTACGATAGACGACAACACGCTTATAAAATTAAATTGAATGATGTTTATGGCTGTTATGCAATTAATGGATGGCGCTATACTGATGGACATAAAATTATTTCATCTGCTATTACATTAACAGGTCAACGTGTAACACAAGAATCAATTAAGTTTGTAAATAAATGGATGAATAAAAAGTTAAATACAATAGATAAAGACTATGTTGTAACTTCAGATACTGACTCATTATTTATTCAAGTTAAAGATTTATTATTAGCTAAAGGCGTTGATATTAATAATAAGGAAGAATGCGTTAAAGCTATATTAGAAACTGCTACTGAGGTACAAAAAGCAGCGAATGAAAATATATCTCAATTTGCTAAAACTGCTTTTAATTTAAATGATAGACAACATTATTTTGAATTAAAGCAAGAGGTAGTTATTGAGAGAGGATATTTTGCTGGTAAGAGACGTTATGCAATGTTAATTGTAAATAAGGAAGGTGTACCTGTAGAAGAAATGATAATGATGGGACTTGATTTGATGAAATCAAATATGCCTCCATTGTATAAGAAATTTGGACAAGGTTTATTAACAGAAATTATGTCTGGTAAACCTAAACCAGAAATAGACAAACGCATAGTAGATTTTAAGAAATCATTAGATCAATTACCTTGGATAGATTTAGCCAAACCAACAGGAGTAAAACAAATTAACTCATATATTGCTAAACGTCCATCGCCTGGTGAAATATTTAGTGAATTTAAATTAAAAGCACCTATTAATACTAAAGCCGCTGTTTACTATAATGACTTACTTAAGTTTAAAAGAGCAGGTAAACAGTATTCTCAATTTACAGAAGGTGATAAAATAAAGTACGTATCTTTAAAACCAAATCCATTTAATATTGATGTAATAGGTTTCAATGGTTTTAACGATCCTGATTTTATTATTGAATTTATAGATAAATACGTTGATAGAGAAGATGCATTTAACTCTGTATTACTAAATAAATTAACAGGTGTATATGAAGATTTAGGCTGGGACTTTCCAGTATTAAATGAAAAAATAAATAGATTCTTTAAGTTTGGGTAATCATAATAAAAAATATATATTTACAATATGAAAAAGTTATACGTAGAAGACGTCATTGAAAAATATCACTTAGGTGGTTTAGTTGAACGTGTTAAAATAACAGTTAGTGATAAAGTATTAACTACTAAGTTCTTAGCTAATAAGAAAAATCTAGTAGGTACTATTACTGCTCCTAACATAGAATTAGAAGATTGCGAATTTGGTGTATATGACACTACTCAACTACTTAAATTAATTGGTATTACAGATCACTTTATTATATTAGGAGTTGACAAGAGAGGTAAAGTAGCCAACAAGTTACTAATTTCAGATAACGAATTTAATTTAGAATATATTTTAGCAGATGTAATGTTAACACCATCAGTACCTAGTATTGATGAACCAGAATATGACATGGTAGCTGATGTAGATGATGATTTTGTATCACGTTTTCTAAAAGCATCAAAAGCATTAAGCACAGACGTGTTTATTGTTGAACAATCAAAAGATGTTGAAGATGAACAAGCAATTAAATTTACATTAGGTGGTACCGAAAATTACACTAATAAAATTAACTTCACATTAAAAACACTAATACACGGCAAACCAGGTAAAATTACTAAGTTCCCATTAGAAGAATTTAACGAAATATTAGCAGCAAATAAAGAATTCAAAGCAGGTAAATTAAGCATTAGTGTAGATGGATTATTAAAGATTGAATTTGCTAATGAAGAAGGCGTTATAGTTAGCTATATATTAGTTGGAAAAGAATAAACCTCCCGAAGGAGGCTTCGTGTGGAGATATAAATAACCATATATGTATATACGACATAACAACAGATACATGACAGGTCTCACGTTATGACATTAATAAACCGCTTACCTTAGGGGAGCACAAAAACATAAAAACATGAACAACAGCAACAGCGTGTTCGTAGTTACCGAAGGCTTATCGCTTACAAGTGGTACTACAGGAACAGCAACATTCACAACAGGTATTTCAACACCCACTATATACAATGGTGGATTTGTAGCAAGTAATATAGGCACAACAACCCTAGCTACATTAGAGTACAGACAACCAACTTACAACGACTTTTGGAAATTTGATGAAGAATTTGATCTTCTTTGGAAATCATTCTTCGATCCAAATGCACTTTACAGACCAATCAAAGAAAAAGCAGTATCTCACCCTTGCGATATCCAAGAAACGGATAACGGCCTACGCATTGAAATTGCAGCAGTAGGATTAGATAAGGAAGATCTTGACATTATTACCGATTCAGAAACACTTCGTGTTGCATATCGCAAACCAACGAGTGAAGAGGAAGAGGAAAAAAATGAATACAGATATTTCCAACGCTCAATTAAGAAAGCAAGTTTTGATATCGCTTGGAAAATTTCAAGCAAATTCGATTTAGCTAAATTAGAGGCTAAATTAGATAAAGGATTATTAACTTTAGACGTACCATTTGCTAAAGAAAATAAACCTAAGAAAGTTACAATTAAATAGTTTTGAAATTAAGAGACCTGTCCGTATCTTCACTAAATAAACTTTAATATGAATATAAAACCGTTACACAACCACGTTGTTATTAAACAACAAGATGAAACAGAAACGATGTATGGAAACATCATTGTACCCGATGCTGGTAAAGAAAAACCACTAATGGGTGAAATTATTGCTACCGGACCTGGTATCATAAACATGAATGGAATTTTAATTCCAAACAATTTAGAAGTAGGACAAACAGTAGTATTCCCGGCCTTTGGAGGACAACGTATAACCGTTGAGGGAGAAGAGTATTTAATTTATAAAGAGCAAGACATATTTGCAATACTAGAAAAATAAAATTATGAGTAAAATAATCAGTTTCGACCGCGAAGCAAAAGAAAAGCTAAAAGCCGGTATCGATAAAGTAAATAAAGCAGTATCAGTAACAATGGGTCCATTTGGACGTAATGTATTGATTGAAAAAGACCATGGACAAGTAGCATCAACAAAAGATGGTGTAACTGTTTCAAGAACAATTACATTGGAAGATCCAATTGAAAACATGGCAGCAACAGTAATTAAACAAGCAGCTGAAAAAACAGTTAATGCAGCAGGTGATGGCACAACAACATCAACTGTGTTAGCACACAGTATTGCTTCTCAAGCATTAGAGGCAACAGCGTATGCTTCAACAAATGCAACTCAAGTAAAACGTGGTATTGAAGCTGCTGTTAAAGAGGTAATTGCAGAATTGAAAACTATGTCTCAACCAGTTGCTAGTGAAGATCAAATTAAACAAATTGCAACATTATCAGCTAATGGTGATACCGAAATTGGTGAATTAGTAGCTACTGCTTTAGATAAAGTAGGTAGAGATGGAGTTGTAACAGTTGAAGAATCACGTACTGGGGAAACTAGTTTAGAGGTAGTAGAGGGTATGCAATTTGATAGAGGTTATAAGTCACCTTATATGGTTACAGATAACAATACTATGACTGCAGTATTAAACGATCCTTTATTATTATTAGTAGATGGTAGAATTAGTGCAGTAAAAGATTTATTACCAATCTTAGAATCAGTTTCAAGTGATAACAAATCGTTATTAATTGTAGCTGAAGATATTGATGGTGAAGCGTTATCTACTCTTATTGTAAATAAGATGAGAGGTATTTTAAAAGTAGCTGCTGTTAAGGCACCTGACTTTGGAGAACGTAGAACATTGATTTTAGAAGACATCGCTACATTAACAGGTGGTACTGTAGTATCACAACAAAAAGGTATGCGTTTGGATAAATTCAATAAAGCTTGGTTTGGTAATGCTCGTACAATTACTGTAGGTAAAGAAACAACTACAATTGTAGATGGTAAAGGTGATACTACATTAATTACAGAACGTATTACAGAATTAAAATCTCAAATTGATAAATCTTCATCGCCATATGAAATTGAAAAATTACAAGACCGTTTAGCTAAGTTAATTGGTGGCGTAGCAATTATCAATGTAGGTGGTGGTACTGAGATTGAAATGAAAGAGAAGAAAGATCGTTTAGATGATGCTTTACAAGCAACACAAGCGGCTTTAGATGAAGGTATCTTACCAGGTGCTGGTACAGCATTATTGCGTGCTAGAAATGCAATTAGTCAACGTACTAATATTAATGACTTTGGTAAAGGTGGTAGTATTATTTTTAAAGCATGTGAAACACCATTTAACCAAATTCTTAAAAATGCAGGTGAAGATGTTAATCAATGGTATAATGCTTTAGCTAATACAACTAATAAAGTACCTAATATTGCATCTGATGTAATTGTAGATGCATTTGAAGCAGGTATTATCGATCCAACTAAAGTAGTACGTTCAGCATTAGAAAATGCAGCTGCAGCAGCGGTTACATTATTAATGACAGAATGTGTAATCCATGATAAGCCTACAGATAAGAAAAAGACAGACGATTTTGATATGTCAGGATTAGGGATGTAATTTTATTCTATGAAAAAATTATACTTAGACGATATTCGCACTCCTCAAACAGAGGGGTGGGATATCGTTCGTAGTTATACTGCATTTGTAGATTGGATTCGTTTAAAAGGAATCCCTAATGAAGTGTCGTTTGACCACGATTTAGGAGAAGAAACAGATAAAACAGGATATGATGCCGCTAAGTGGTTAGGAAATTTATGTATTGATACTAATACACCTTTACCTAAATATAATGTTCATTCTGCAAATCCTGTTGGTAAGGCAAATATAGAAGCTTACCTTTCAAATGTAATTAAACATCAAAATAAGTTATGGAAGAACAAGAACAAACAGCAGTAGAATGGCTAGTAGAACAACTAACAAATGAAAAACTCGGAAGTGAGCGTCACTTTGAAATTATTGAAGAAGCTAAGCAGATGTTCAAATGGCAAATAATCAATGCAGTAAATACAGGCGATAGTACAAACTTTTGGGATGCTTATGATAGTGCTGAAGATTATTACAATCAAAGTTATAATAAAAGCAACCAATAAAGTCGATATTTTTCTAGCTTTCATATATTTATTGGAAACGATAATAATATGGAAGCTAAAAAATGTTTTAAATGTAAATCTGAATTGCCTATAGGTAGAACAAGCAATTATTGTACTACTTGTAAAAGTAAAATGGATAAAGATTCATACCATAAACATAAAGAAAAACGACTAAAATACTTTAAAGAATATAAAGAACAAAATCCAGAATTCAAACAAAAACAAAACGATCAAATTAAACAATGGTTAAAAGATCGTCCTGGGTATATGAATGGATGGTATAAAGAAAAATTATCCACTAATATAGAATATAGGATAGCACATAACTTAAGAGAACGTTTAAGAGCTGCTCTTCATACCAATTCTAAGGGTGCTAAAACAATGGATATGTTAGGATGCAGTATGGAGGAATTTAAACAACATATTGCTTCTAAATTTACTGAAGGTATGAATTGGGATAATTATGGCAGAAAAGGGTGGCATATAGATCATATATTACCCTGTGCTTCATTTGACCTATCTGATTATGAACAACAAAAACAATGCTTTCACTATACTAACCTTCAGCCATTATGGTGGAAGGATAATTTAGAAAAGTCGGCTAAATGTTAGGATGATCAAAATAAAAATTATATATTTAAGTTATGAAAAGAGAACATACATTATGGATTGAAAAGTTTCGTAGCCAAACATTAGATCAATATATAGGCAACGATGCGGTTAAAGACCGCATCGCTGACTGTATAGTTAAAAACGATATACCGCATTTTATCTTTAGCGGTACAGCTGGTACAGGTAAGACTACACTAGCTAAATTAATTGTAAATAATATCAAATGCGATTACTTGTATTTAAATGCAAGTGACGAGAATGGTATTGATATGATTAGAGAAAAAGTAAAGGGTTTTGCATCATCTGCATCTTTTAATCCTATTAAAATAGTAATATTAGATGAGGCTGATTTCTTAACTCAACCTGCTCAAGCTGCACTTCGTAATATTATTGAAGAATACTCAATGAATACACGTTTTATTTTAACTTGTAATTATATTGAGCGTTTAATTGAACCTTTACAATCACGTTGTGAGGTTAATATTTTAAAACCACCTACTAAAGGTTCCGTTGCAAAACACATCTGTACTAATATTTTAGATGTTGAAGAGATTGAATATGATATTAAGGATGTAGCTAAAATTATTAATGAATATTACCCTGATATTCGTTCTGTTATTAAAGTGTTACAACAAAATGTTAAAGATAACAAATTAACAGTTATTGTTATAAATGATAGTTGGTGCAAACAATTAGTTCAAATACTAAATAAACGCGAAAAAAACGCGTGGTACCAAATACGCCAATTAGTAGCCGACTCGCAAGTAGACGATTTCCAAATCGCTTATCGCTATATGTTTGATAACTTGACCGAATTTAGTTATGGACATGACGCAGAAATATCAGTTGTATTAGATGATTTTATTTGGAGAGCAGGGGTTGTGCCTGACAAGGAAATAAATGCAATGGCTTGTATTGCTAAGATACTTGAGACTACTAAGAAACAAGTATTATAGTCCCCGACGGGGAATATATTCTTCATTGAAGAGATAATAGAAAACTATAGACAATTACTAAGAAATAAATAAAGATATATGGAAAGTTACTACATAGAAGTTAAGTGTGAGGGGTGTGGTACTGTACAAGAAATCTACTACGGACAGTTTAGCGGATTTGATGGTAATTTTGATGCAATGCCTAGAGGAGAGTGTTTAAAGTGCGGTAACCTAATACAACTAGATTTGAATACTAATCAGTACGATATAATTACGTACGTACATTAAAAAAATATAATAAACAAAAAACAAGTATTATAATGCAACAGCAACAACAAGAAATACGATTAGACTTAAATCAAACGTCTAAAACAGTATGCCCTAAATGCGATAATGAAACATTCCAAGAAATGCTATTATTACGTAAATGGTCTCGTTTAGTATCAGGCTTACCTAATGACCAATATGTTCCAGTATCTGTATTCGTATGTACAGAATGTGGAACTGCACATCAAGATTCAATGCCTCCACAATTGAAGGCATTACTAGACAAAGAAAATGAAGAATAATGTTTAATATATTTAAACAAATAAAACAACTAAAAATGACAAAACAAGAATTAGAACAGCAAGTGACTGAAATGCAAGCAGCATTAGTTAGAACAAACACAGCTAATAAAGAATTAGTTGATCAATTAAACAAAATGGATGAACAATTGAGCGAAGCTATTGCTCGAGTTAAACATTTAGATGGACAAATCAAAATGATGGATGCTCAAAGAATAGCAGCAACTAAATACAGTGACACTTCAAAAAATTACTAATGACTATATTTGATCATTTAAAAAACATTACTACAACTAAAGGAGAATACCTAGGTGATGAAGGGTGGAATAACTGGATGATCAATCGTTATCTTAGTATGGATTCTGATTACTGTGAAGTAGTTAATTTAGTACAAAAGAATACTTGGCAAATGAAGGGAGAGTACCTGTACAATTTGTACAGGGACCTCATCCCTAAACAATATAAGTATCTTAAGTATGTTAAATCTACTAAAAAGAAGGATTATAAACTTGAAGAAGTAGAAGCTATACAAGCATATTTCGAAGTTAGTAAGAAAGAGGCTAAGGAATATATTAATATGTTACCTAAAGCAGAATTAGAAAATATAATATCACAAATTAATGGAAAGTAACATCAAAGAATTTAGCCTAATTGCAGATACAGTAACACCACCTCAACTAGATTCAATAGTAACCTCTGTTATAAACCAATTTACGAGTAGAGCCCAAATGGGTAAAACAAAGTATGGTGTTGATCTTGATCGTACAGATTTAACATTATTAGAATGGATTGAACATGCTAAACAAGAGCATATGGATGCTATCTTGTATTTAGAAAAAATAAAACAAACAATAGAAAGTGGCGAGAAAAAAATCTACTGATATTGAACTTAAAATTAAAGGATATAAGCCACCTGAAATTAATCATTCCTATCAACGCAGTGTATCTTATTCTCAATATTCGATGTGGGCCAAGTGCCCACATCAGTGGTATCTTACTTACATAGAGAATAAGCAACCATACCAAGCCAGTATTCATACTGTATTTGGAACTGCATTTCATGAAACATTACAAGACTATATTACAGTAATGTATAATGAAAGTGGAGCTGCAGCTGATAGAATGGATTTAATTGAGCTATTTCAAGATAAATTTAGAGAAGTATATTCTAAAGAATATAAAGCGGCTGGTGCTCATTTTAGTGATCCTGTTCAAATGGGTGAATTTTTTGAGGATGCTGTTGCCATATTAGATTTCATCAAGAAAAACCGAAATAAATTATTTACCATACGCAAAATGCGCTTATTAGGTATAGAGATACCTTTATTATTAAATGTAGCTAATAATGTATTTTTAAAGGGATTTATTGACTTTGTACTGTATGATGAAGAATTAGATAAAATTTATATATATGATATCAAAACATCAACAAGAGGATGGAACGACACTGACAAAAGAGATGATGTTAAAGTCTCTCAAATATTGTTATACAAGCAATTTTTTGCGAAGCAATTTAATGTTGATGTGGAAAAAATTGAAGTTGAATTCTTTATCGTTAAACGAAAAATCTGGGAACAATCAGAGTATAGTATCCCCAGAACTCAATCCTTCAAACCAGCAAGCGGAAAGAATAAACGTAAACAAGCCGTAGATAGTTTTAATAGTTTTATTAAAGATTGTTTTGATGAAAGTGGAAAACCACAAGTAAAAGCGTACCTTAAAAATATAGGTGAAAGTAGCTGCAAATGGTGCCCATATAGAGATAGACCAGATCTTTGTGATAAAGTTGCTGTTTCTGCCTAATTGTATATATTTATATGCAAATATACTATTATGGCAAAAATGCAATTAACATCCGTGAAGATTCCTGAGGACTTGTTTGAACAATTCAAAATCGCCTGCGTAAAGTATAAATTCAGCGTTCAAAAATTAACAGAAAGAGGCATGTTTTTATACCTAACAGATGAAGAATTTAGAAAAAATATCCACAATACACTAGACACACAAATTACAGGAAGTTTTTAAAACAGTTACATGAAAGAAGGTTATATTCCGCGTGAAAAACGCAAAAAGATTTTATTATTATGTGATGATATCAGAATGACATCTGGTATATCAACAATGGCTAGAGAAATAGTTATTGGTACAGCTCACCGATTTAATTGGGTGAATGTTGGTGGTGCTATTAACCATCCTGACCAAGGTAAACGATTTGATATCAATGATGACACTAGCAAGAATGCAGGTATTCCTGATGCTAGTGTTACATTATATCCTATAAATGGATATGGTGATCCTATGTTTTTAAATCAAATGATTGCACTGGAAAAACCAGATGCATTAATGATGTTTACTGATCCAAGATATTGGATTTGGTTATTTCAAATGGAACAAGAAATTAGGAAGAAAATGCCTATTATCTATTTAAACATTTGGGATGATTTACCTTATCCAATGTATAATAAACCATACTATGAGTCTTGTGACGCATTGTTAGCAATCAGTAAACAAACTGAAAATATTAATAGAGCTGTATTAGGCCCAGAATTAACAGCTGAAAAAGTAATTAAATACGTACCCCATGGGATTAATGACAAAATTTTCTTCCCAATTACTACAGAACAACCTGAGTATTTGGCTTTACAAGAATTTAAAAATAACTTATACAGAGGAAAATCATATGATTTTGCTTTATTATATAATGCGCGTAACATCCGTCGTAAATCTGTTCCTGATTTAATGCTAGCATGGAAGTTATTTATTGATGAACTTCCAGTAGAAAAAGCAAATAAATGCGTTTTAGTAATGCATACTCAAATGTCAGACGAAAATGGTACTGACTTAAGAGCAGTAAGTGAAATGTTATTTGGTAATAATCCTCAATACAATGTTGTATTTGATGAAGGAAGGTATCCGGCTAATGTAATGAACTTATTGTACAATGCTACAGATGCAACTGCATTAATTAGTAGCAATGAAGGTTGGGGATTATCATTAACAGAAGCAATGATGTGTGGTAAACCAATTATATCTACTGTAACAGGTGGTATGCAAGATCAAATGCGTTTTGAAGACGAAAATGGTGAATGGATTAAGTTTACGGAAGAATTTGGTTCAAATCATAGAGGTAAATATAAGAAACATGGTAAATGGGCTTTCCCAATATTCCCATCTAATTTATCAATTGTAGGATCTATTCCAACACCTTATATATTTGATGATAGAGCTCAACCTGAAGATGTTGCTGATCAAATTATGGAAATATATTCTTTAAAAACAAATCAAGTTGAAGAATATGGATCTCATACTAGAGGTATTGAAACATATGATGAAATATGTAAAGCAGCCTATGAATGGGTTACTTCAGAAGAATCAATGATGACAGCAGAAGCAATGTCTAAAAATGTAATTGATGGAATTGAAGCAACATTTGATAAATGGGAACCAAGACATAAATTTGAATTAATCCAGGTAACAACACCTGATCAACCAAAACATTACGTAAAACACGTTATCGCAAAATAATATGAAACAATTATTAGTTATAAGTTGCCCCATTGACACCTTTAGTGGATATGGTGCACGCTCAAGAGATATAGTTAAATCTTTATTAACATCAGATAGATTTGATGTAAAAATTGTACCTCAAAGATGGGGTTCTACACCATTTGGATTTTTAGATGAAAATAATTCTGATGATAAAAAAATCATAGATTGTTATTTATTAGAACCTCAGTTACCTAAACAACCAGATATTTGGATTCAAGTAACAGTACCTAATGAGTTCCAACCTGTTGGAAAATATAACATTGGTATTACTGCTGGTATTGAAACTACAGTAGCAGATGCTACTTGGATAGATGGTATTAATAGGATGAATTTAACATTAGTATCTTCAGAACATGCTAAAAAAGTATTTGAACAATCTACATTCCAAGAAAGAAATCAACAAGGACAACCTGTAAGAGAAATCAAACTAGAAAAACCAATTGAGGTATTATTTGAAGGAGTAAATACAAATATCTATAAAAAGATAAATACATTAACTACTGATGTAAAAGATGTACTAGATAGTATAGATGAAGATTTTAATTTCTTATATGTTGGTCATTGGTTACAAGGTGACTTAGGACAAGATAGAAAAGATACAGGTATGTTAGTTAAAACATTCCTTGAAACATTTAGAGGTAAAGGAAAGAAACCAGGTTTAATACTTAAAACAACTTGTGGTACTTACTCTATTATGGATAGAGAAACAGTATTAGATAAAATTGAAGGTATTAAAAACTTAGTTGGCGGTACAGATTTACCAAACATTTATTTGTTACATGGTGAGTTAAGCGATGAAGAAGTAAATGAATTATATAACCACCCTAAAGTAAAAGCACACGTTACATTTACTAAAGGTGAAGGATATGGTCGCCCATTAATTGAAGCATCAGTAAGCCAAAAACCAGTAATTGCTCCTAATTGGAGTGGCCATACAGATTTCCTTGATGCTAACATGTCAATCTTATTACCAGGTCAAGTAACTCAAATTCATCCATCAGCAGTAGTAAAAAATATGTTATTAGCTGAAAGTGGATGGTTTACAGTTGATTATAAAAAAGCATCTGAAACATTAGTAGATGTTTATAAAAATAATAAAAAGTATATTGATGGGGCAAAGAAACAATCATACCGTTCACGTACTGAATTTAGTTTAGATAAAATGACTGAAAAGTTATTAGCTATAATAGATGAGAAAGTACCTAAACAAGTAGCTCTTAAATTACCTACATTAAAGAAAGTTGAATTACCAAAGCTTAAAATAGCAAAATAATGAATAATACAGGCGCTGTAATATTTACATTTCAAAATAATACCGGAAACTATGAAAGAATCACTTATAATATGTCCTAGATGCTCTTCAAATGCATGTAGCGAAGTATCAAATGACAAATTAACTGTTTGGAATTGCTTCGGATGTGGATTTACTTCTAATTCTACAATGATAGATGAAAATTCAGCAGCTACTGAGGAAGTATTACCTAATCTGTATGTCGCTTTAAAGTTTAAAGATGATAAAGGATATAATTGGTACCCAACAGCTGTAACATTAGAAGATAAATCAATGTTGTTTGCTGAAGGTAAATCAACTGAAGAATGGAACTGGTCAGCAGTACAAGCTAAAGGTGGTAAACCTGATATGACAACTAAAAAAGAATTTGTTGAACGCGACTTTATGGAAGCGTTAGATTATATTGGTTATTTTAAACAACAATAACATGCCATCAATTAGTTATGCAATTACAGCTCATAATGAGCACGTTGAATTAGATCGTTTATTAGATCAATTAACTTCGTGGATTAGTGATGAAGATGAAATAGTAGTACAAATGGATATTACTGCTACTGATGAAGTTAAAGCAGTAGTTTATAAGCATAAATTAATGAGTTACTTCCATCCGTTAAATAACGATTTTGCTACTTTTAAAAATAATCTTAAAAGTTTATGTACTAAAGATTATATATTTCAAATTGATGCTGATGAATACTTATCAAACGAATTGCTAACATGGCTTCCAGATATATTATTTGATAATAATACTGTTGAAATGTTTTCATTACCACGTATTAATACAGTTGAAGGACTAACTGAACAACACATTAAACAATGGGGTTGGAATGTAAATGAAGACGGCTGGGTTAACTATCCTGATTATCAAAATCGTATATTTAAAAATAAACCTGAAATCCATTGGGTGAATAAAGTACATGAAAAAATAATTGGTGCTAGAAGCATAGCATCCCTTCCTCCAGGATTTGATTTAGTACATCCTAAAACAATAGAAAGACAAGAACGCCAAAATAACTACTATAATACTATATGATATCAGAAATATACAAAAACAACGATGGTACGTTTATAGTATTTCCTAACGATGCTATTGCTAATCATCTTAAAACAATTGGTACATGGGAACCTCATTTTAAAATAGTTGTAGATAACTTTATTAACGAGGATGATGTAGTAATAGATGCCGGTGCTAATTTCGGATATAATTCCGTTATCATGGGTAAAAAAATAGGATCGGATGGTACCTTGATTTCATTTGAACCTCAAAGAATAATTTACCAACAAATGTGCGGTAACTTAATCTTAAATAACATATATAACGGACATCCTATTAATGCCGCTGTTGGACAAGAAGAATCAACTGCTAATTTAGTTCCAGTTTATTATGAAGCAGGTTGGGTTAATATTGGAGATACATCTATTGGTGATGGAGGTGAAGAGATAAGAGTATGTAAAATAGATGATATAATTGATACTAGAGTAAACTTTATTAAAATAGATGTTCAAGGATTTGAATTAGATGCTTTAAAAGGAGCTAAAAATATTCTTACTAATTATCAACCTGATATCTTCATTGAAGTAGAACCTCATCAATTAGCTAAATTTAATACTACAGACGAGGATTTATTTAATTATATAAAATCATTTGGATATGATATATATAAAATTAATAATGATTATCCTTGTGATCACATTTGTACTACTAAAGATGTAAGTCATTTAACTGAAATATTAAAATTAGTTAAAATCTAATGAAAACTGTTTTGTTTTATGATCCCAATTTAAACGAAAGGGGTACTAGCACAGCTGTATATGATTATGCACATTACAATGAAGTTATATTAGGAAATAAATCTATAATTGCTGCTCCTAAAACAGCAGAAATGACTAGCCTAGATAAATTCTCAGCTCGATTCCCCGTACATATAGTTGATAAATTTACAGATTTATCTAAAATACCAACAGAATACTTACATATATTAAAATATGGATTTAATGATGGAAATATATTACCAAATGTAAAAAATTTGGTTCATACTGTTTTCCCATCAAATGATCCACATGGTGATGTTTATGCTTATATTTCTAAATGGTTAGCTAATAGTATTAAAGAAGGAGCATTATATGTTCCTCATATGGTATCATTACCTGATTCCGATTTAGATTATAAAGAAACATTTGACATACAAGACGAAATAGTGATTGGGTGGTATGGTGGAAATAATTTTGAACTTTCGTTTGCTAAACAAGCCGTTATAGATATAGCTCAAAAAAGAAAGGATATCAAATTTTTATTTATGAATCAAGATCCCTTTTGTAATTTGAAAAATGTATATTTTATAAGTGCTACAACTAACTTAGAAGAAAAAGTAGCATTTATTAATACATGCGATGCTATGATTCATGCTCGTGAACGAGGTGAAACATTTGGTTTAGCAATAGCTGAATTTTCATCTAAAAATAAACCAATAATTACCTATCTTAATTCACCAGAAAGAAATCATATTGAAACACTAAAAGATAAAGGATTATATTATAATGATTATAATTCTCTTTATTCTTTACTTTTAAATATAAATAAACAAAATATACAAGGTAAAGAATGGAATGCATATCAAGATTACACCCCAGAAAAAGTAATGGAACAATTTAATAAAGTATTTTTATCATGAAGATATTATATATAACAGATCACATAGATATAGGACGTGCTGGTGGTTTTATTAATGACTACCAAAACGATTTATTATTCTATGGATTGAGAGAATTATATGGTGATGATGTAGTAGATAGTACTCAAATACTTTCATTGTATAAAGAATATGAAGGTAGAATTAATCCACAAGTTATGTGGGGAAAAATGACTTCATTTTGGTTAATAGGAGAAAATAATATTGATAGAACTAATATTGAAGAAAAAATTAGAGATAGATATTATGACTTAATTATATATGGTTCTATTAAACGATGTAAACAATATTATGAGTTGGTATCTAAAATATACCCTGATAATAAAGTAATATTGATTGATGGTAATGATGAATCTGAATTAAATCCATTATATTTAAAACATCCATATTTTAAACGTGAATTAGTTGAAAAACATCCTAATTTAATTCCTATTACGTTTGCTATTCCTACTTCTAAATTAGCAGAACCAACATTAGATAAAGTACAAGATTTTGCTACTTGCATTCCAGGACAACCTGAAACATATATCTTTAAAGAAGAAAAAACATATTATGAAGATTATCAAAAATCATATTATGGGGTTACAATGAAAAAAGCAGGTTGGGATTGTATGAGACATTATGAAATATTAGGTAACTATTGCATACCATATTTTATTGGATTAGAAGACTGTCCTAAAGACACATTAGTTAATTTTCCTAAAGAGATGTTACTTGAAGCAAGAGAATTAGCGAACGACTTTGATGAGCAAAGATACTTTAGTATCTTAAATGATATATTTGAACACACTAAACAAAACTTAACTACTAAATCGTTAGCTAGTTATGTACTATCTAAAATATAAAAAATGGTTAAATTAGAAAACATCCAGTCCTTAGTTAGCAACCACGTTTCACCTTACATTTATAATGCTAAGGTATTTGAACCTGGTAAAACACCAATTTATTATTCTGGACCTTATTGGGACAATAAAGAAACAGAGGCAGCTATCGATTCGTTCTTAAATGGTAAATGGATTACTGCTGGTGAAAAAGTACATAAGTTTGAAAGTCAATTTGGTAAGAGATTTAATACTAAGCATTCACATATGGTGAACTCTGGTTCATCTGCTAATTTAATATTAATTGCTGCTTTAAAGAGAAGATTTAATTGGGCGGATGATGATGAAATTATTGTATCGCCTGTTGGATTTGCAACTACAATTTCAGTATTATATCAAAATAGATTAAAACCAATATTTGTAGATATTGAATGGGATACTTTAAATTTTGATGTAGATCAAATTGAAGCTAAAATTACACCTAAAACAAAAGGAATATTCATATCACCTGTATTAGGTAATCCTCCAGACATGGATAAATTACAAGCAATCGCTGAAAAATACAATATCCATTTAATTGGGGATAATTGTGATAGTTTGGGTTCTAAATGGAAAGGTAAATACTTAAACGAATATTATGTAGCATATTCAAACTCATTTTACCCAGCACACCATATTTCAACAGGTGAAGGTGGAATGGTTTGTACAAACGATGATGAATTAAAGAAATTATTTGTTAGTTTGAGTTGGTGGGGTAGAGATACAAGTATGAATCAATTGGATTCATAGAATTCCAAGCAGATGGTCCGTTTACACTATTATTAATATCCTGTA